ATGAGTGACGAAAAATCGAAATCCGACAATGTCCACGAGGATCACTACTGCGAGCATGAGGGCTGCAAGAAATGGGGAGCCTGGGGCTACGCTGGTCGCACTACGGAACCTGCCCGCTGGTGGTGCGGAGAACACTACCCGCACCATCGCAAATGACACGCTACATTGCGATTGCGCTCATGGTGCTGCTGATGGCGCTGACGCTGGCCGGAATCGTGCTTTCGCTGGTCAACGCGTTGACCTGACGGGCGTACCATCGCCACGGATCTCGTCATCCGCCTCTGCGACCGCGAGCGCAATCAGATATTCAAGATTGCCCTCGCCCGCTTCAGCCGCCGCCTCGCGAAGTCGCCGCAGCCTATCCTGCAGCACAGTCAGTCTTTGTTGTCGTTCGCTCTCGTTCACGATCAGGCTCGCCGGCCCCGCACTCAATGATGGCCATCTCGATGAGATAGACCAGAAATTCGCGCTCATCCGTTTTCGCCAGCCGACGCGCCTCGACCAGCAGGTTATGCAGATACCCCATGAAACTGTTCCCCAACAGTACCCCCCGCTGAAAAGTTAACATGGGGCCGATAGAGCGTAACCCTCAAATCAGGTGGGCATTTTTTAGTAATTCCGAAAACGGTCGCGGCTATTTCCCCAGCAGCGCCTTGATCGCCCACCGGATCGTGTCGGAAAACGTCACCCCGAACGCCGCGGCGCCAACCCCCGCAATCGACAGTGATGTCATGCCCATGATTTTCCAGCGGCGCACCTCGTCGGTAATCTCCTGCATGTCGCTCACCGTTCCGGTCATGGATCTGTGACTGCCCTCCAGCGCGCCGACACGCTCGGTCATGATGTCCAGCCGCTGATGCACCCGCGCCCGGCTTTCGTCCGCCTTGTCCTGCCGCGCATTCTGCTCTTCCTTCATCTCCGCGATATCTTCCCGCATGTACCGGATCTCGACACGCATTTCCGCCAGCATCGCCTCGATGTTCATTCCGCCGCGTTCCCCTGCCCCTCAAGCCTTGCCCTGTAGTCCGCCCACCACGCCGCGCAATCGTCGGCCAGCCGGTTGCGGCCGGGAATGATGACGCGTTCGTATTCACCGATGATATGGGTGGCGTAGTCGCCCGCCCGCCGTGCAACGGGCCGGATATGTTCGGTGCATGCCGCTGGCAGCAGGGCCGGCAGTTCGGTCGAGGCCTGCGCTCTACCCCGCGCCTCGCCGGCCGCATTCAGCCTTTCTGCCGTCGTCTGGCACCCCTTGTTGCCCAGCATCGCCAGGATGAGCGGCAGCAGGATCATTGCCCGTCGAGCCATCGGATATCCTCCTCTGTCAGGATTGCGCGGTTCCGGGGTTTGCTCGCCTTGTCGGCCGAGACGCGGGCGTCGTGCCCGGCCCTGTCCGTCGCTTCGGCACGCTCGCTCGCCAATGCCCGGTTGCGCGCCTCGGTCATCGCCTGATCGCTCGCCAGCCGGCGACGCCGCTCCTCGTCGAGCTGCGCCTGAAGCGCCGCCTTTTCGGCTTCCGCCACCATGCCGGCGGTTGCCCGCTCGATCCTGCGGCTGATCTCGCCATCGACGATATCGCCCACGATCGGCACATAGCCGACCACGCGGCCCACCAGCGGGAAATCCCGGATCGGCGGCACGCCCTCGTAATAGAGCAGCAGCGACAGAGCGAGCAGCAGAATGACATCCCAGGCGGCCAGCGCCGCCCGCAGACGAGTGATCAGAACCATGATGAAATCTCCGGTCGATTGACAGGCGAGCGAGGCGGGCGCACTTATGCGCCATCCCCATGCGGCACACGGGGACAAACATGGCCGTGGCGGCCGGCCTCGAAACGAGGACGGACTAGGATGAATACAGATAGCCGCAGGTTTGTGGAGCACCCGTTGCTCAGCGGGCACTCCAACACCCTCAACATCATTCCGCAACACACCACTTTCATGGCGGAGTGCCGATCATGCGGCAGGAGCCGCGAACTGGATCGGAAACTGCTGGAGGCCTATGCGGGCACGGCGGAGCTGCGACAGATAGAAGCCCGCCTGCGTTGCGCATGCGGCGAGAAAAACACCCGGCTCATGACGGGATACTGGGTTTCTGGCCCGCCGGCAGGGAACAATTCCTGATGCACCCGGTTTGATGCTCGACCACCGGAGAATGCGGCGGTCGAGGCTGGTGCATGACGATCCCTTCAGCATGCGCCGGCCTCACATTCCTTCAGGGAGCAATGAGGCCGGCAACCCACCATATGTTGATGGGGCAACGGATCACGCCACCAGATTCCACACCGGCCGCGGATCGGCGCGCTTGCGCAAGAACGGCTTCGACACTTTGAGAGTGCCGGTGCCGGTTACACGGCGATTGATTTCGATGATCAGCGGCCGTGTGGCGGCAGTCCAGTTGGTGGCACCCACGTCTGCAGGGATCTGAAACGACGGAATGGTCAGCCAGCCGGCGAACCCTTCGGTCGCGAACGGCAGGTCCTGCGTCGCCCGATCAGGGTTTCCAAGACCGCCCCGCGCAATATACTGCTGCTGGGAAGCGTCGTAGAACTCGAATTGCCATTGCACGGTAAGCCATCCGTCCCACGGAGACAGCTCGACATAGACGCCTGCCTCCAGCCAGTCCGTACCCGGTACAATGCCCAGCGACGCCAGCGTGATCGCGGAGCCCGTTTTCCGGTACCGCCATTCCTCATAGCGGTTACCGCTCATCGTTCCGCTCGGCGTGAACACCATGACCTGCTTGTTGTAGCCTTCCGCCGCCTCGATCGAGAGCGCGACATTGCTGTCACCGGACTGGCGGCCCAGCCCCATGGTGCTCACCCTGTCGCCGCTCGTGCCCGTGCCGCTTGAAGTTGCCGATGCGGCGAATACCGCGTCGGTCCAGAGATTGGATGCGCCCAGGACGGTCGCGTCCGACAGGTCCATATGGTCACCCGGCGACACCATGTCCTGCAGGATCGGCAGCAGCACCGTCGCCATCCGCTCCCCGCCTTTCGGGTTCGGGTGCAAGACATCGCCGCCCAGCAGGGTGGTATCGAACATCGGATAGTTGAAGCCCGAGGCGGTCAGATCGCACACCCGAACGCCATCGCGGCCGGCCTGCGACTTGATCCATTCATTCACGCCGTAAACGATCGCAGTCTTTTCGCTTCCGTCAGGCCATGATCCGCGATCCGTAACCGTCTGGATGACGGTCCAGACGCCTTCATTACGGCAAAGCGTCAGGAGCCTGTCGAGACGTTCCGAGACCAGCGCCACGGATGCGCCGGGCGCCGAGCTGATATCGTTGGTGCCGATATCGAGATAGATGATCCCCGGGCCACGGGCGATGACGTAGGGCAGCCTCTCGATCACACCCGGCGCACCGCTTTCGGCGACAATGTGGTCACCGCCGACCCCCTGGAAAGCGCCGTTGACGTAGTTGTCCGTCCCGAGATTGTTGGCGAGATCGTGCCACATATCGAGGTTGAAGCGGTTGTCGCGAACCCTGATCCACGGCAACACACCACGCGCATTGCCGGTGCTGAGGTCGCGCGCCTTGCCGCCGCTCAGAATGCCCCAGCCGCCACGCTGGATGAAGGAATGACCGAGACCGACGACCTTTGCACCGGCCGCCAGCGGCAGCGATGGCAGCGGCCGGCGAACATTCACGGCGAACGTCCCACTTACCGTCCGAATGCCATCGGTGGCCAAAACGGTGATCGAGGGCGATGGCGCAGTATCATGGTCGAGCGCGGTCACGCCGACGACAAGATTGCTGTCCGATATTGCAAACTGTCCACCTGCGTCATCCGTTAGGCTGTAAGTCCATGACGAACCATCGTTTCCGATAATGGAAAACGCGCCGATGGTGGCGCCAGCTACCGCATCGTCGTCGATGGCGGTGTTCGTGATGATAATGCGCAGGCCTGCGCCGAAAACGAAACCACCCAGGCCGAACGCCGGCCCTCCGAATGCGATCACTGGCATGGCCTCACTCCGTCACGGTTTCGATGGTCTTGTCGCCGTCGCCGCGCGGATAGGCGTAGACATTGGTCGCCGTATCCGAAAACGTGAACGACGCCGGCCGGTCGGCCGTGATCGTCAGGAAATCGAAACCGGCGCTGGCGCTGTCCTCCGTGGTCGGGGCGACGGTCGGCAGCGCTGCCGCCGTCTTGAGATAGATCGCGCCGGAACTGCGCAGCGAAAGCAAGACTTTCGCCTTTGCGGTCGAGACGGCAGTCCACTGTCCGGCCGGGCAGAGCACGGCCTTGGTCGTAGCGGTCATGGTGAAGGTCCTTCAGCGGGAGGGAGAAAATCAGGGGCGCGGGCCGGGCCGCTCGCTGGAGATGTCGAGCAACTCCCTGGCCTTGTTGCGGTCGTCCCACGCGGCAATGCCGAGATAGCCGCCGGCAACCGCGATGATGGTCAGGAACGCGCCCTGCACGATGGCCTGCGTGACGAGATCGTTGCCGCCGATCGCGAGCGCGGCAAACAGCATGCCGAGACAGGCAACGACGATGATGAACGCCATGGAGCGGCGCCAGATCCACGAGCGTTCCACGATCACGCCCCCGCCTCAAGCGCTGCAAGGAACTTGCGCGCATGCCCCGCGATCAGTTCCGCCCTGTCGGTCCCGTTGATGATCCGCCGCGCGCCGACGAAGTCGCATTTCTGGCCGGCGAAATAGTCGGAAAGCTTCTTGCCGGTATACCAGCCCTCGACCATGCCGCGAACGGCAGCCTGCGCCGCCATGGCGACATCCGTCAGCAGCAGGTCGTAATTGGCGATCAGCTTTCCGCCGAGCTTCAGTTCGCGGTCGGTGCGCTCATAGTTGACATCCCAAGTCGTCTGCACGAAGCCGCGACCATAGGGCACCTGCCCTCTGTTGCGTCCGGGCACGCCATACTTCCGCCCCTTGCCCTTCCCGTATTCGGCAATGGGCTGCATGGTCCGGTCCGTCTCATGAAACCCCGTCGCGAGGATATAGGCGATCTCGTCGGCAGCGAGGCCCTCGGCCGCATCGAGCAGCGCTTCGGTGCCCTTGACCTGAGATGACGTAAGCGAGCCGCCGAACAACGAGGTTCGCGCCGCCGCGAAGAATTTCGCACGGTTCATGGAGATGTCCTTTGATTTGGAAAACTAGTGAGCGATACAGGCGAACCCTGAAACGGCATTGCGCTCCACGGCCGATTGGTTACAACGTGAAGTATCAGAGAGGGGTCGCCAATGAACAACCAGTCAGAGAAGGTGCGCGAATACTGGAACGCTGCGTCACGCACGCACATTGACCGCGGCCGATGGTGGCAGTCGTCAGCAATAGTCTCGCGCATCAATCAACGGGTTGCAGGCATCCCCTCGGCCGGAATGCATGACGGTTTCAACCAGCTGATCGAGCGCATAGCTGACGGCCGGGTCTATTCACGGGCAATCTCGGTCGGCTCCGGCGTTGCATCCAAGGAGATGGCCTTGGTGCGTGCCGGACTGGTGGAACACTTCGACTGCTACGATCTCAGCGACGAGAGAGTGGAGACCGGACGAAAAATGTGGAGCGACGCCGGACTTGCCGACGCCGTCACATTTCACTGTTCTGACCCGTTCGCAGGAGCGCTGAACCAGAGCTATGATCTGGTGTACTGGAACAACGCGCTCCATCATATGAGCGACACGGAACGCGCAGTGTCGCTCAGCAGCGAAATGCTGGTCTCGGGCGGCGTTTTTGCCATGGACGATTTTATCGGCGCAAACAGGTTCCAGTGGAGCGATCGTCAGATCGAGTTGGCGAACGCGTTCCGTTCCGGTCTGAGCCCCCGGCACATCGGCCATCATCCGACCACGGTCAATCGCCTTTCTATTGAGGAGATGATCGCAATAGATCCCTCGGAGGCTCCCGACAGCGAGAATATCGTGCCGGCATTGCGAACGGTCTTCCCTGGTGCCCGGATCATACCGACAGGTGGCGTTATCTACCATCTCGCCCTGACGGACGTTCTGGAGTTCATCGATGAAGAGGAAGACGCAAGCGTCCTCAACACTGCGATGTTGCTGGACGCGGCCATTTCCGACCTGGGCGAAAACCACTACGCCGTGACGGTCACTGAAAAGCGGTAACGCTCGACCAGTCGATCACCGCCGCGGCCATGGCCGCCTCGGCTGTTTCTGCGGAATCTACCGCCAGTTTTGCGCCGAGCCGCGCCGCCTCGATCGCCGAGCCGATGGTGATCCAGGCTTCGTAGGCTGCACTCACGATCGATGCGACCCCGGCCAACGTCTCGGCAGTGATTCCGATCTCGGCGGCGAGCATGGGATAGTCGGCCGACACGGGATCAGTCGCCGACAGGCATGCCTTAGCCTCTTCTGCCTTGCGCTGATAAGTCATCGCCTGACCGGCGCCAGCCGTGATGTGCTTGAGCCGTTCGACCTCGGCGGCAACATCGATGCCTGCCTTCAGGCTTGCCTGCAGGGCAACGAGGTCAATGGCCCCCGCGGCTTCGACAGGTGCGGCAAAGCCACCACCACCATGGGTCCAGCCGATCGACACCTCATCGCCGCATTCGATCGCCCCCTCGACCGATCCGACGATAATGTTGACGACACTGCCATTCTCGATAATTGCCGATCTCATCTCTAACCTCACCATTCCACGATGCACAAACCAGCGGCGCCGACGCCGCCTGCATAGTTGCTACCGCAACCTGCGCCACCGCCTGCACCGCCAGGAGAAACGCCCGGCCCGCCAGCAGCCCCGGTCATGGCCACACCGCCACTGCCGCCAAGAGGGCATGACCCGCCGCCGCCGATATTGGCTGAGTTGGTTGCCGCCCCACCCTGGGAATAGCCGCCACCAATCTCGCCATTGATGTTCATGTCACCGCCTGTTGCGACACCACCGGCTCCGGGAAGTCTGGAGCCGATAGCAATGCTGCCGCCACCGCCGCCACCGCCGCCGGTGATTGAAAGCGCGCCCCCGAACGAGGACGTTCCGCCACTGCCGCCATTGCCGCCAGCGGCCGCGCCCGCCGATCCGCCAGCGCCGATCACCACGGCAAAGGTGTCGCCCGGGGTGACATCGATGACCTTCTCGGAATATCCGCCGCCACCGCCGCCACAACCGGGGGCATTCGTACCGGTATTGATAGTCGATCCGCCACCGCCACCGCCGGCTCCCCATAGCCGCACGCGGATGCGGTGCACACCCACCGGCACAGTGTACGTGCCAGATGCCGCAAAGGTCTGATGGCTGCGAAGAGACCGCCGCTGGATCGCGTCGGCAAGCTGAAGCACGTCGTCAGGCGTGATCCCGGCCTTTTCGATCACATCGACGATTTCCCGCTGCGTGTAGTTGGGAAATGCCGCGGGGATTTTCGACCCGCTGGTCGCGGTCGAGGAATTCCGGTCGACATAGTCTGCATCCGGGTCCGACGACCCGTATGGCGCATGGTATTTCATGATGTCCTCATGAGTTCGCAGTGAGATCAGTCGTTGGCGAGAATGGGATTGGTCCAGGCCGGCGCGAGCCGGCGCAGGATGCACATCAGTCGTTCGGCATCGCCGAGATCGAACAGCGGGTCATGGCCGCATTCGGAGAAACCGCATTCGAAATAATCGACGGCGAGATCGGCGAGATGCACGAGCCAATAGATTTCCTCGCCCGGCGACCCCGTCTCGTGCTCGCCGCCGCATTCTGAAAACCCGCATTCGAAAATCACCGGTTCCTCGATGGTGATGACGAAGCCGTAACCGGCCGCGAGCGCGATGAAATCGCCGGGGGAGGAAACCGCGACACTGCGCACCTTGGCCTCCAGCGCCCTGAGACGCTCGGACCGGCTGGTCTCGCCGGTCACGCAATTGTCCGGCAGGCCGTATTCGGCCTCCCACTCCGGCAACAGTTCGTCGACGCCGATGACTGTTGCCTCCCGCGCCAGTTTCCAGGCGCGGGCATGGAGCCAGACGAACGGATCGAGCAACACGCGGGTAAACCGCGCCAGCACGGAGGCAAGCGACATCGCCTGACCATCCGGCGTCCCCCAGGCCGCGCCCTGCGGCCAGAACGAAAGCGCTGCCCCGATCAGATCGTCGTTCTCCGGCGCGGTCAGAGCGTCCGCAGGCGCGACGACGAGAACGCTCTCGCCAGCGTCCGAGCCTATGCGCGTCCGCGTGTGTTCGTATGTGTTGCGCATGGATCACCCCGGGTAGCTGTAGGTGCCGGGCGTCGGAAACTGCCCGTCCGTCAGTACTATGTCGGCGGCGGGAGCGACCAGCACATGGCTCTCCTCGCCGGTCACCCCGGAAATCGCCTCGCCGATCCAGCTCCGTGACAGGGTGAAGGTATTGCCCGCGATCCCCGGCCGGCATTTCGTCAGGTAGATATTGGCAATCGCAGTCTCGATCGCCGCGCGGATATCCTCATTGTCAGGCGAAAGCCCGCTGATCGTCACATCGACCGGATGCGCCGTTGGCGCGACCACTTCGCTGGCATCGGAGCGGATCAGGCGCTTCTCATCCAGCGTTGCCTGCACCACCGTCACGTCGGAGGCCTCGGGGATGTAGCCGGGCCGGCCCTCGAACAGGAAGTACACGAACACATCGCCCGGGTTCTGCCCGCGAAAGGCCCATGCCTGCATGACGCCGGAAATCGCGCGAACCTCGCGCTCGTAATCGCTGAGTGTTCCCGCCCCCGGCGGGTTCCGCTTGCGCTGCAGGCCTCGCGCCTTGAGAGAATCGTTGGTCTCGATATCGGCCCCGCCACCCAGCCCGTCCGTATCGACCTCGAATGTCGATGACAGATCGGGATAAAGTCCGGGATCGGCCAGCGACAGCAGCCCGCCGCCATCGCGATTGGTATGAGACCCCTTGGTCTCCGCCTTGATGGTCAGCACCAGGCTGCCATCCGCGCCGGATGTCGCCGCCGCGGTCGAAACATATGTGACATTGCCGGAAACGAAGCGGATGCCCGCCGGATAGGCCGTCGATACCGCCGCCGTCCCGGTCGCGAAACCTGCAGCAGCGCTCGCCGGCTTGCGATAGATCCCGACATCCGAGCAATGCAGCTCGAGGAATTTCCTCGTCGCGCTCGTCAGGAACATCTGCCGCGCCAGGTAACCCATGCGCAGCTCGAATTCATGCGAGATGCCAGCGAGGACTTTTGCGACCACCGTCACGAAATTGTTTTTCAGCGCCGTGTCGCTCCCCGGCAACCACCGGCGAAACGAACCGCGGATCGCCGCCGAGGTGTCATCGAGCGAGCGGATGGACCACGCCATTGACCTGCCTCCACAGAAGTTCGAATTTTCCGTCATAGACGCGCTCGCCGTCGCGTCCGTAGAGCGTCACCACATAGTCGATCCGGTTTGCCGACCGGTCGGCGGCAACGCTGATATCCATGGAAGCAACCGCCCCCTGCTCGACCAGCGGCTCCAGCGCCTCGCGCACGTAATCCTCGACATCGGTTTCGATGCCGTCATAGATCGCCCTGCGGCGCAGCAGCCAGAGGCGGGAGCCGAGCGGCCCCTCGCCGTCCATCGTGTCGAAGCTGTCACCGATCCAGCCCCGGTTTTCCTCACCATCGCGCAGCTCGCTGTCCTCGACCCGACGATCCGTCTGCAGCAGGATCAGCACCTGCGTCGCCAGCCCCTGCTCCGCCCGGAAATCGCCGGGAGCGGAGGCATGGTCGAGCCCGTTCAAAATCAGGTCGCCGACATATCCGTCCCAGCCGAGATCGGGCGCGCGATAGGGCTCCTCGGTCTCATCGACCGGAATGATGCGGATCATGGTGTCTCCGGAGGTTCCCTCTCCCCGCTTGCGGGGAGAGGGTCAGGGGTGATCAGTCGGCCGGCGTAAAGTCCAGATAGAAGCGCTTCCCCGGCTCATACTTGCCGAGAAGTGCCGGATTGTTGACGGTAATCGTCAGCTCTCCTTGCGGCGTCCACTTCGCATAGGTGTTGTCCTCGTCCGAACCATCGCTCGGATAACCACCGGGACGGGCAACGGCCACCATCTTGATACGGTCAGATCCTTCAAACCTGTTGACTTCAGTAATGCGCATTTTCGCGCGCATATCGGGCTGTTCGCTCATGCGACTTCTCCTTCTTGCCTTGTTGATGGCCGCTAATGCGGCGTTGTCCCCTCTCCCCGCTTGCGGGGAGAGGGATAGGGTGAGGGGCAATCATGCCCCGTTATTGCCGTCGCCATCGACGATCGATCTGTCCGCCGTGATACCGCCGGTCATGGAAATGCTGCCGTCGATGGTGATATCGCCGACGAACTCGAACACCGGCGCCACCAGCCGGATCTTGCTCCCGACCAGACTGATGATGTTCCCCGAACTGTCATAGATCGCCGTCCCGCCGCTCGGCAGGTCGGCCGCCCGCTTGCCCGGATGCTCGCCGCCGAGCACAACCGCGAAATCCGGATTGCCGGGCATCGGCAGCAAAATGCCCTTGCCGCCCTTGATGGGGATGGAAGCGAAACCATGCGGCTCCGGCCGGTAGACCCGGCTATAGCCGTGCCCGAAGACGCCGCGGCCGGAGACGAACTGCTGCCCGCCCTTTTCCTCGACGCGGCCATCGAAATCGAACCGGATCATTCGTCCGCATACTCCGCATCATCAACGCCGGGGGCTGCATATCCATCCGCCGTTTTCCCGCGCGGATTGTCGCCACCAAGCGCGCGAGGATCTGCCAGCGATAGTGTCGCCATGGTCATGTCGCTTTGGCTGAAGTTCACGCTCTTGATGATCATCAGTCCATCAAGTCCGAGATCATCGTCCTCGACCTGCACCAGCCAGTTCGGCTGCCAGATCTTCCCGCCTTCGTCGCGCCATCCAGTGACAGGGATGGAGGCCGTCACGCCGGCTCCCGCAGCCCGCCGCGCCTGCCAGATCGCCCGCTCGCGCATGCGGTCGATGGTTGCCTCGCCCTCATGCGGAAGGATCAACACGCGCCGGCGCTTGACGCTGCTGTCTTTGGCCGTCGCCTGCGGCCGTAATTGCTGTTTTTCTATGCCTTCCGTCGCCTGTCCGCGAATACTGGTTTCGGAATAGCGTCCCTGCTCGGTAAAGCTGGAAGTGGCGCCCGGCAGAATCTTGATACCACCACCAAGCGTCCCACGATGAATACCGGCTGGCTTGCAGGCCAGTTTCACCCGCCCCTCAGGGGTATCGTGGATCAACATTCTCCGTCCACGTGCCCTGCGCTCGACAGACGCGAACGCGCTTTCGCCGACAGAAATCCTGTGAATGGCCTCGACTGGCAGCTTCGCGCCATCCGTCTCGATGCCGATTCCGTAACTGTCGAGTTCCCTGGCAATCGCCGCGATATCCTTGTTGAGGATCTCCCCGCTTTCGTGCACGGCTGAGCACTCGACATAGTCAACAGTTCGCGACGCAAATCCGCAGTTCAGCGTCCGCTCGTCGGCACCCTTGCCTATCCCGACATCGCGTACATAGCCGGTAAACATAAGGTCCCCGGACGCCACTATCGTTACAGGTACCGATAGATAGTTAGCTGCAACTTTGCCGGACCCAACCATCACGAATTCGCCACTCGCCACCCGCACCGCTTTTTCAGCGGACACCTCGATATTGATCGACGTCACCGGCGGCAGGCCGGAAACAACTACGGTTTCCAGCGGGCCATAGGAAATAGGCAGGACCACTCAACTCTCCAAGGCATCAAAGGCAACAGGCATCAGCATCGGCGTCGAGGCCCCGGCGATCTCCACCAGGCTCTCCGCCCTGCCGGCATCGCCATAGATCTGATAGGCGAGAACCGTCGAAGGCAGTGAAATACCCGTCTCCACGCGAACCACCGGCACGGCGTCCGCCGCCTGGTCGGAAACCAGCCGCACGGCAACATCGACCAGTCGCGACAGCCAGACATAGAGATCGACCGCAACCGCGCCACGGGCGGAAACCAGCGCCAGTGCCTCCGTTCCAGCCGTGCCGATCCGTTCGCGTGCCGCCCGCGCCTGTGGCCGGGATATCCAGCCGGAGCGAGGCCCGGCGATGCAGAGGCCGACAGCAAGCAGGATCGCGGCTGCATCGGCCGTATCCGTCGTATCGAACGTGACGGCCTTGATCACGTCGAAACCGTCCGGCGTCGTCACGCTCTCGGCAATGATCCGCATCAGCGCCAGCGCCTCGACCGCGAAGGCATCCGCATCGAGATCCGGAGCCGCGGCAATCCGGTCCGCCACGTCGGCGGCATCGATCGCATCGGTCACCAGCGTCGCGGCCAGCGTCGACAGCCAGTCGCAGATGTCGTTCCGGTCCGCCGCCATCAGAAAAACCCTCCGAATGCAGAGGCGGCGGCCGCGAGAGTGCCGAGGACGGCCACCGTCACATCGCCAATGCCGAGCACCGTTCCCGGCGTGTTGCTCACGGGAACGGCGGTGAACTCGAAAGCGATGTAGCCGCGCCGATCCTTGAACCGGCTGCGCCTGAACCCCTCGACATAGGCCAGTTGCCCGCCATCTATCGACAAAACCAGCCGCCCCGGACCGGCCGCATTGCACGCGACCTCCAGCGCCTTCGCCTGCATATCGCTCAGGTCGCCGATCAGATAGGCAGTGACGCCATGGGCAGGCGTCTCCAGTCCCATCTCCTCGATATAGGTCGTACGCCCTCCGGCATATTTATGCCGCGCCAGCCGCTTGCCCCCGGTGAGTTCCTCCATGTCGACCCAGAACGGCACGCCACGATAACTCGCCCGCCGCAGGGTTTTCGCCCAGTCACGCATGTCTCAGATCCTCGAATTCACCAACCGCCACCACCCGGGCGCTGCGGCGGCATGCTCCGTCCGGTATCGGCATTGACCGGCGGTTTCGCACCGGCATAGGTCGTGCCCGCGCTCATCGAGCGATTGAAGGCGGCAGCAGAGGCTGCCAGTTCTTTCGCCGCACTGGATATCGCCGCCGCAACGTCGACCCCGGCGATCTTGAAAAAGCCCGACGATTCCTTGATTGCATCCGCTCCCTGCCGGCCGCCGTCGGCAATGCTACGCCCCGCTTCTTCGCCACCGCTTTTCAGCTCATCGGTTCCGATGTCGATCTTCAGGGCGTTCTGCCATTCGCTTTTCGATGGCAGGCGGAACAGGCTTGCATCGGGCTGGCCCATGCTGGCAATCGCCGGCGTTGCGCCGATCCGCGGAGGCTCGGGACGCATTGGACCCTGCATCGGGGCAGCGGGTCGCGAGGTCGGAATTGGAACATCTGAAGTGGGCAGGTTGCGGGCATTGAGATTCCTATCGCCACCCGGAAACTCAGGCCGAACGACGGGCAGGTTATGCCGACCGGTCGAGGCCTTCACCTTATCGCTTTCATACTGCCGCTGGCGATATTCGGCGATGGCCTTCTCGTCCGAGTAGCCGCCCTCGATGGCTGCCTGCATCTTTTCGTCGTCAGTGCTGGTAAGGCCCCACTGGGTCCGCTCCCACCAGCCCATGCCGCGCTTTTCCAGGCCGGCATTGACGGAGGCATGATAGTCGAGATTGCTCGACACGCTGTCCATCAGGCTCGTCGCGGTCGGCGCAATGGCCTTGCCGAAATTCGTCTTCAGCTTCTCCCAGCTGTTCGACATCCGGTCGATCGATGCCTGAGTATCCGACATCACGCGATTGACATCGCGCCACACCGTACCGTCGACCTCGGCCGAATTCATCAGCTTGAGGAATTTCCGCAGGCTGTCCTCGCTGGTGATCAGCGATTGCATGCCGAGGCGGAACTCCTGGTCGGAAAACAGCAAGGGAAGCTTCGACAGATCGCCCTTGATCGCCTCCTTCGAGAGACGCACGAAGGCGGAAACCGCATCCTCGCCTGATTTTGCCGCCGCTTGCATGTCGCTGCGAAGATCTACACCGAACTTCTTGAACTTGTTCGCCGTTTCCTCCGAAAACATCTTGCCAAAGATGTTCTGCGCCTGCGTCGCCGCAGAACTGGCGTCGCCGGTATCCTCACGGATCGTCTGCAGGATCGCGACGAGGCGCTTCAACCCGTCCTCGCCGTCATAGCCGAGCGTCGCAAAGCTGTTCGCGAGGCCCGGAATATACTGCGCCATATCCTTGAGTTCGAACTGGCCGGCCTTGCCGCCCATGACCATGATGTCGAAGGCCCGCTGCAGCTGTGACGTTTCTATCTTGAGCGCGTCAGCCGCCTTCAGGCCGGTATTGGCGATGTCGGCAGTCGCCGCACCGGACGCCTGCGCAGTGGCCAGCACCGATGGCAGGAAGGCCATCGCCTCCTCCAGCGACTTGCCGGAGGAAACCAGCGTGTCCAGCGCCTCGATTGCCGGAGCCACACTGTCGTAGTTGAGGTCCTTCGAAACCTTCTGCGCCTCGGCAAACGCCTTGGACGTCTGTTCCGACGTAGCGTCCGCCGTGATGCCGATGCGGGTCATCTGCCGCTCCAGAGCCGCAAAATCGGTCAACGCGACTTTGGCGCCATAAGCCAGCGCCGCCGGGGGGGCATAGCGCGCCACCATGGCGTACATGTCCGCTGTTCCGCGCGCCAGCATGCCCTGCCGCCGGTTGAATTCGCCAGCCCGGCGGTTCACATCGCCCATCTTGTCGGCGATGTTCTTGAACACCTTCCCCGTCTTGTCGATGGCGGAGATCTTGAGGGCCGCCTCAATGACGCGGTTCATGGTCAACCTCTACGGTACTGGACGGCCCTGTTAGCCCACCAGGCGATTTCGGAAAGCGTCATTCGCTGGACGCGACTGGCGTCCCATCCGAGCCTGAAGACGAGGTGGTCGGCGGCGACGTCGTGGCCGCCGCCTCGTGGAAAAAACTGAGCACCTTGTCGGCGAGCTTCTTGCCGTCAAGCGATGAGATGATCGCCAGGTTCTCGTATCCGGGAGACCCGACCTTCACCAAACGCCGCAGATAGGCGTCGATCGTCGACGGATAGGTGACAAGCATCCCGCCGCCCTGTCCATTCGGCTGCCATTCCTCAGGAGCACCAAGACCGGACATATAGACATCCGCATAGGTCGGCTCCCTGAGCACGACGCTGTCGAACGGTTCCGAACCCGGCACCTCATAGCGCCGGGAAAGCTTCACGATATGTTCGGCCATGGTCAGCCACCCGTCCGGCGATAGTCCTCGCCGACGATGGTGAGGCCGCTTACCTCGCCGTTAAGGCGGTTATTGTCGGAGTCCCCGGTGAAAAACGCCGAGATATAGTGATGCGTCACACCGGTGAATTCCTCGGTAATGACGATGTTTTGGCGCGGCGCGGTCATCAGCGCGTCGAGATCGGCGCCGCTGTCCTTGAACGTCACATTGGCGCGCGGCGAGGTCGGCGTACCGATCCGGTCGGTAGAACCGTCCTGATTGGTGATCGCCTCATTGCTCTGCCGGCCACGCATGACCGAGAATGTGCCGCGCAGCGACAGATAGGCGCCGCTCGAAAGACGAACGCTCATGCGCCCGCCAAAATCATTGCCTGCCATAGCTGGCTCTCCTGTGAGAAATTAGGCCCGTGAAAGGAAATGAGAGGCGCCGGGGGAGCCTCAGATCTGTGCGAAGATTCTGGCAAGGCCCGCGAAGATATCGGCAGGATTGACGCGGTCCATATCGAGGCCCATGTCGAAGCGCGCGCCATTGTCGGCGTTTCGTGTCACGACGATTGCATCCAGCACAGCCGCCGAGGCCTCGAAAACGCCGCGATTGTGAAGCTCGACCATTGAATTGACCAAAGTCGTGCGGACATCATTCGCCGTGATGAGATTGGGATTGTTATTGGGGTTATCGTCGACGGCGGCCTTGTTCGAATGTTCATTCGCCAACTGTGTCCGCATGTATTTCAGGCCGTACGTAGTCTGGAAGATCGCCTGGATATCCCGCATGGCAGAATCAGGCACACCGTTCATCGTCTGCTGCTGCGTGACGATCTTGTCGATGATGACATTGCCGGAGCGGTCGACGGCCCAGGTCGAGACACTGTTCGACAGCAGGCTGTTGCGCGTCGCATAGTCGGGCCAGTAATCCCGGTCGCGCGGCGCGATCATGTCGGAGACCACGAGACCCGACTGGTTGACCGATACGCGTCCGTCCGAACCGCCATCGAGGAACGAGGCGATGCGCCCTACCACGGCCGCGACGAACTCATAGTCCGGCCGCGCCATCCCTCCATTGGCAAACAGCGGGATCATGGAGAGATGCCAGCTGTCCTTTGCCAGCGCCGAGGTGGCGAGCGTCGCCGTCGTGCCGGATTTCGGGTAGAAAACGTGGCCGTAAAGCTGCTGGAGATAGGACCAGCGGCCCGAGACATTGTTGTGATAGTCGTCGAGCCGCGTACGGTTCGCATCGTCGCCGAAGGCCGAAACCACCACCTCGAACGGATCGTCACCCATTGCCGCCAGCACGGCGGAGACATCCGGCGTACCGGCCCCGGCCGTCGAGACCGCGAAGGTCAGGATGCCGGAAAACGCATTGGCGCCATCGAGCACCGGGATATAGACGTCGATCCCGGAAGCGTAGGTACCTTTGTGCCGCGCCGTGATGGTCACGACATTGGTCGCGGCCGTCGCCGTGAACGGCAATGAGATCTTGGTGACCGGATTGATATAGGCGTTGATCGCCGCGGCGAGCGCGGTCGCCACCGCATTGGCGCTGTCGCCGGCGGCGATGTTGATCGACACGCTCTCGCCCGCGATCTGCAGCACGCCCTGCCCGCCGGCGGCGGGAACGACGCCGACCGTGATCGTGCGCGCCTCCGCAGTCGTCGCTTCCTCGACGCGGCCGAGCCATATCTCCTGCGCGGCCGCGTTGCGGCGCATGCGGATGAACATCGCTTCCAGCATCGAGCCGCGACCGGCGAGATAACGCGCCTCCTCGACACTGCCGCAAAGGGCGATACCGGAGACGGCGAGTGCGCCGGCGGCCAGGCCGTGGCCAAGCAGGATGGCGCGGTTGTCGCTGGAAAACTGGCCGCCACTCTCGGCGTCGAACGCCAGCAGCGGGGCGATGATGCCGCTCGGGATATTACTTGCCATCGGCTTCGTCCTTCTTCCTGGCTGACTCGGTCTTCACGACGAGGTCGCCGTCCTTGACCATCCGGCGATGAAACTGCGAGAGCGGGTCGATCGGGCGGCCATCATCCGGCCAGCCGTTCGGGATCGTGCGGCCGGGTGCCGCCACGTAGAGCACTGTCATGGATGCCTCCTGATGTGGGCGTCAGGGTTTCGGCGTGCCCACCACGCCATTGATGTCGGCTCCGCCCGGAAGACGGGCGGTGAAATCCATGCCGGCCAGCGGCATAGGCGCCTCCCCGGCGAAATACGCGCCGAGCGCCTGCAGCTTCGCCTTGGCATAACTGCCGTCTGGCAGGGCTTCGCAGACAGAGCGGATCGGTTCAGGAAGCCCGCCACCCGCCACGTCGAAATCGTCGTCGCGGATCGACAGATGAAACCGCGTCGTCATCCGCTGCCAGCGCAGCCCGTATTCCGGAACCGCAAATGTCCTGTTCTCGACCCGTATCACCCGCCGCACCAGCCGCCGCCATGCCGCACCGGCCGCGCTGAACTCCAGCAGGAAACGGACGCGAGACGCCATTGCTGCGAGAACCAGCCGGGCGGATGGATCGCCATCGGCCATGGCGTCGGCAAACGGCGGGCCATCGCCGTCTCGCGCAACGATGCAGAGTTCCGAAACGACGTCGAGCACGGCGTCCGCCTCGGCATCGCCGGCATCCGTCATCGGGCCGCGCAGCGCCACCCCGCTCTCCGGTGTGTAGAGCGAGAGAACGGGCGTGTATTCCGCCTCTTCGTCGATGTCTGAAATCGACGGCGCACGACTGTCGAACACCCGCGCGCCAGCTCGTGTCGGGTACGGCCCGCCACTGATCTGCGCAGCCGTCGGCAGCAGGATTTCCATGGCAACCAGCCGGACCGCCTCAGCCGCCAGCATGTTTCACCTCCGAGAGATACCAGGCGGGACGCGACGAGCCGTCACGCTCCGATGCTTCGATCCACCATGATTTTCCGCCGCTGACCACCCGGTCGCCCCGCCGCGGCCGCCACGGCCATTCGCCGACATGGGCCGTCAGCACGGCAGCGTAGGAGACCGTCGCACCCGGTGCGCCGGGATCGCCCGGCGGCTGACGCGTCAGCCTGTCGGCAGGCGGTTGCAGATCAATGGTACCGGGAAAATCGAATGCAGGCCGGCTGTCGTCGACCTGCTCTGCATGATTGACCGACTGCCCGGCCTTGTAACCGACCAGCCGGCAGGTCGTGACGTCGAACACACCCGCCACGCTCTCCTCGAGCATCGCCCGAGCCGATGCCCAGTCGACCACGATCAGGCCTGCGCAGCCGTCGCGGATGCCTCGGCGGCTGCCTTTTCAGTCGCAGCTTTCGCCTCGGCAGCAGCCTTTTCAGCCGCAGCTTTCTCGGCTGCCGTCTTTTCGGCGGCGGCCTTGGCTTCTGCCTCAGCCTTCTCCGCAGCGGCTTTTTCGGCCGCAACCTTTTCGGCGGCGGCCTTTGCAGAGGATGCCTTGTCTGCGGCGGCAAGTTCTGCGGCGGCCGCCTCTTCACCGTCGACGGCAAACTTGTCATCGATCAGGTGGCGACCATAACGCTCGGGCACCGCGATCAGCTTGTTCGCCGGCACGTGCTCGTCTTCCTTCAGCCCGAGAACCGAGGCCGGAATGATCCCTCCATTGGGAAACATGATGAAGATCGTCTTCTTGCTCATCGCACTAACACTCCCGTTATCGAGAGCCAGCACCATGCTGGCACTTGAAAACAGGAGGCCGGTTGACCGGCCCCCTCAATCGATTGCTGTGACGAGCGTCAGGTGAGCGTCAGTTTGCGCAGGACCTCCGGCCGTGTGCAGAGAGAGATCGCGTTCATCTGCACTTCGAGGTCATAGCCCTTCCCGTTGGGCTTTTCCGGCGCGCGGCTGTAGAACGGCAGACCCGGGGTATTGACCGTTTCATTGTAGTCCGCAGGTGCGAAGCGGGTGATGAACAGGTCCGGCACACCCTTGATCGTGACGCGGGCTTCGTTGGCGGCAATATACGGGGAGCCGAGATCCGTCGTTGCCTTGGCGCCGGTCTTGTAGCGCTCCCAGGTGGCACCTCCCCATTCGAAGACATCGGGAACATCCTGCCTCAACACGGCAGCGCCGCTGTTGTAGAGGAAGGTATCGCGCACCGACTTGTGCTGCCACAACGCCTTGTGAAAGCCGCGACCGGTGAAAACGTGGATGCCATCATAGGGTTCATCGAGGGAGTCTTCGATGGAGTAGACGACATCCTGCCAAAGGCTGGTAACCAGCGTTGCATCCACGTCCAGTTCAAGGGAGACATCTGCCGGAACGGCGATGCCGAACGTGTTGTAGAGATTGACGAGAACGCCGCCGGACTTCGATGTCACGATGCCCTTGAGGGCGCCGACCCGCTGATGCTCCAACGTCATGGTCAGGTCCGCCGCATGGCGCTGCGCCTTGCGGTTAACGCGCCCTTCCACGGTTTCCAGTGAGCTTTCAGTGCCGAATTCGCGGACATTCTGAACCTCGTCGGCAAGAATGCTGTCGTCGCGCTGGTAATGAGGAACGATGACGGGAACCTTGTTTCGGTCCTCATCACCGGTCGTCTCGCCCGGACCGCCGCGGGCGGTCGGCTCGACCAGGCCGAGCTTTCCGTTGCGGCGTTCGATCGAGATCATCGTGGTTGACACACTGTCTTCCTCGAAGATGCCAGCCGCGCTGACCTGGCCGGGCCGATAAGGCACGGCATTGACAGCCGCCGTCAGGCTTTCAAGGCTGAACGGGTCGGAGGTATGGACATTCGGTGCGGTCACGGTCGTTCTCCTTATCGTGCCTTGATCGTGACGGCGCGGAGCTGGGTCAGCTTCGCCGCCTTCTTGGTGTCGTCATCGACCGTGCTGTCGTAGACGAGCATCGGCTTCTTCACCTCGGCATCATTGGTGATACCGACGGTCGCCACGTCCGCGGAGGTGGCGTCGACCTCGTAAGCCTGGATCGCCGCTGCCGTCTCAGCGCCTTCCTTGCCAGCGGTGCTGGCATTGGGAGATGGCGCATACTTGCCGGTTGCAGTGATCTTGCCGAGCACCGTGCCGGCTTTGACGATACCCGAGCCGGAAACGATGGTGATCGGATCGCGCGAAAGCGTCCCGTTCGCCTCCGACAGCACGAAGGCGAGATCGCGGGGAGTTTCAGTGAAACTGGTCGCCATGGTCATGCCCCCTTCTGGGTGTTGCGACGCGCGGCGAAAATGGCGTCACGGTTGATCTTCGGGGCACCGGCAGCCGCCGTCGCCCCACCTCCCGGCATCGCCAGATTGGCGGCCGCAACGCGCTGCTGTTCGTAGGTGGCGGCTGCCGAGGACGCGCCCTGCTGAGCCGGCTTCTGCGGCTCGGCCGAAGCAGTCGATGCAGGCACGTTCGCGGTCACAAATGCCACGACAGCCTCCGCCGCCATGTCGGGCGATGCGTTGGCGAGATCGAGCGCCGCGCTCATGCGCTTGGCGTCGCCCTTGATGCCATCGGCGCCAAGGACCGCGTTCATGCGGTCCATGGCAGTCTTGAAGCCGTCGGAACCACCGGAGGCGGCAGCTGCGGCGGCAATGGTCACGGCGGCAGCCTGCGCTGCGCCGGCCACAATCTGATTTTCAGGCATTGTGCCTCCTGTGGAGTTTGCCCCCGAAGGAGGCGTTTCGGTGTTGGATGCGCTGGCATCCGCTTCGGCCCCGAGGTTATCGAGGTCATGAGGGATCACTCCGGGCCGTACCGCAGCCCGGATGGATGCTAGAAGACTGGACATCGGTTAGCTCCGGTTGACTTCCTTGACGAAGGCGTCGAACGCCTCGAGCGGATCGCCGACAGCATCGGCGAGACCAAGCGATACTGCCTCGGCCGCGTCATAGACGCCGGCCTCAGTGCTGAGCGCCTTGGCTTTGGTAATGCGGCCGCGGCGCCCCTTGGCCACCGTCTCCGTGAAATCCTGCCGTATGATCTCCGCCTGTGCCTGCCACTGTTCGGCGATTGCGGCATTCAGCGGCTCATAGGGGTTGCCGTCGGCCTTCTTCTTGCCGGCGCGAACGATGGTGAGGCGAATGCCAGCCTCTTCCAGCGCCCGGCTGTAGTCTGCATGGATCATGATCACACCGATAGAACCTGCTCCGCCATAGCGCGGCACGACGATCTGCCGTGCCTGCGATGCAAGCAGGTATCCTGCCGAATAGGCATGGTCGGTCAGGATCGCGATGGTCGGCTTTTCCTTCGAAAGCTGCGCCATCATGGCAGCAGTTTCAAAGCCGCCATTCACCTCGCCACCATAACTGTCCACCTCGTAGGCCACACCACGGACGAGTGTCGAACGACGCGCCATCGCCACCTGAGCCTGAAGGCCTTGATACGACGTCTCACCTGATGCAGCCCCGACCCATCCGCCCTTGTGAACAAGCGAACCTTCGATCGGGATGATCGCGATGTTATCGACCATATCGAAAGGCAGCATGTTGGCGCGTGTATAGGCCCGCTCGATGCGGTTGCCGACCTTGCCGGCGATTGGACGCCCGTTCGCGCCACCGATATGATCGATGGCACCCTCCGGATTGACGATGACGACGGTGTCGCCAGCAATACGACTGCCGAGACCATGGAGAAACGCCTCGGCCTTACGCGGGTCGTACATCAGCGGAGTGTTGAAGATCCGCTGGGCTATATGGGCATAACGAAGGCTCATGGCCGATCCTCAGAAGCGGAATTTCCACCGCCGCGAAGGGCGGCAGCCATTGGTTTTCGCCATGCAGGCCGCCTGCAGACGCACCAGCTCGGCGTCGATGTCGGTCATGCTCGACGACGCGACCTTGAGACGCTGGTGCATCACCGGCGAGCGGATCTCGGTTTCCTCGACCTGCTCGCCAGCCAGGCGCTTCGCCTTCGCGGCAGCGAGCGCGGCATAGAGCGCGCACGGATCCTCGGCATCGACGAGGACGCCACCGATCTTGACCGGGTTGGTCATGCCGAAGCGCCCTCTTTGCTGTTTTCTTTTTTCGAGGCGTTCGACTGTGCCGTCAGCCCCTGGCTTGATGGCAGGTTTCGCTCGAATGGGCTGACCATGCCGGCATCGACATAACGCTGGTGCCACATCAAACGGCTCTCGAAGACCTCTTCCGGATCATCGCCCAGTTCGCCACATTCGCGTTCCAGCGTACCCGTGCCGTTGGCGATCCGCTCGCTGGCAGCCTTGGCCCGCTTCTCGTCGTCTGCCGTCGGCTTGCTCGGCCCCTGGCAGAGCGCCCAGAGGATATCCTCACGGTTCTGGCGAAACACCTCATATCCGCCTTTGAACGGGATGTGTTCTTCACCAATCCGCTCGTCCATCCAACCGGCATAGGGCACGAGCACATGCGGCGCGGCAATGCGGTCTGTACGACGTTGCGCCAGCGGCCAGAGCGCTGAATTCTCCATGTTGGTCGAGGCATAGGTCGCCTGCGTATAATCCATGGTGTAGCCACCATAGGAAATGCCGAGCGCCCGTGCCTGCTCGCGATGCAGCGATGCGATGAACGGTATCGACTGGCCTCCCGGCGTCGATATCGTCTTGAATTCCAGATCCTCGTCGAGCGAAAGGTGTGACACGCCGGCGCCCTCGCCGTAACGAACCTCGGAATCCGCCGCGCGCTCCAGCTTGTTGCCGTAATAGGCCATCAGGCCCTCAGCGACGTTCTCCGCGCCCTCGATGCCGCTGTCCTTGAGCGAGCCGAGCGCCTCGAATGCCTCCGCGGACGGTTTCCCGCTTTTCAGGATGGCAGCGTAAATCGTCTGCAGGAAATGAACCTGGGCGATGGCATCCTCGGTATTCTCCGCCATCAGGTATTTCCGGAACGTCGTCGCCAGCGGTGACAGGCCACGAACATCATCGGATGAAAACGGATCGAAAGCGTGCATGACGAGCTGCCGGCCATCGGCATCACGAGCGGCATAGTCCCGTTTCACCATGATCCCGTCCCGCTTCTCCTCGAAACGGTAGTGCGTCGGGCGTCCGTAGGCATCATGCGTGATGCCCTGGTAGAGGCCATTGACCTCATTCGTTTCCTGCACCAGCTTCTGCGGCGACAGAAGCAGGAACTTGGTCCCCGTCCTCGTTCCCGGAAGCCGCTGCGAACGCGGTAGATACGAAACAACGCCGAGACTTTCCCCGAAGGCCAGCCAGTGGCGCACGCCGACATCCGTCAGCTGCGGGATCGTAAACTTTGCGCGGAAATCACATTCCAGCGGGTTCCATGCCCAGACCTTGAAGCGGGCCTTGACCATCCGCGTCCACTCGATCGCCTCTTTCTGGTCGTAGCCGAAGGCAGAAAGATCGGGACGCGGGTTGAGCTGAAGCTCGACCCCGACCGTGTCCGCGATGATCTGGTCCGCGGCGCCGCGCAGTCTCCCGGAATTCTGCAGCATGTCCATGGCGAGCGCCGCCGCCCGCCACCAGACACGGCGGATCTCGTCACGATGCTCGCGAAGCGACGCCGGCCGCGAGGCGATCACGCCCGAAGGCGTGTCGCGCATATAGCTCGCCCGGACACGCGGCACGGTCTGCGGTGCGGGAACCACACTGCTGCCCGCCCGGACGCGAACCCGAGGCTTTTCCGCTGTCGTCATTTCCGCTTCTTCCACTTGTCGGCCCACGAAGAGCCGGGCTTTTTCGACGATGTCGGTTCGGCCTTGTCCTTGTCCGGATCATCGCGCGTCTGCGGGGTCTGAACATGGGCAAAGAGCCCTTCCTCGAAGTCGAGTTGGGCATCCTGCGCGGGCGTTTCCCGCTCGGTCTCGAACCTTTTCCAGATCGCATCCGGAAGGCTTCTGACGCCAAACTTGATGGCGGCAGCTTCAGCCTGGTTCATGGTGTCGAGACCTTCGTTCGCCTGCGCCGGGTCCTTTTCCCACTTGTATTCCGTGAAGCCATCCTTGCGCTTCTTCGGAACACGTCGCTCGGCCGTCAGCTGCCGGTAATACTCGTCGTCCATTCCCTTCGGGAAACCGACAAAACCGCGCTCCAACGGATCCGTTTTCGCAACGTTTCGGTAAAGCGCCATCTTCAGGACAGAAACGTTGATGTTGTAGAAGCGCTTCGAGTACTTCAGGAGCTTGCCGGTCTTCTGGTTTCGCTCCTTCTTCACCCGCTGGATGAGAGGTGCGGAATCTCGATTGTCACCGCGCATCATGATCAGGCGTCCCGAAGGATGCCGCCTCGCCCACTCCCATACATCCTCTGTATAGGCATTGCCGTCGATGGCGACCATGTCGGCTGCGATGCGATGGCCATACCCGTTCAGCCAAGTCTGGAGCATCAGACCATTGAGCCGCTCCTGGCACTTCTCCGTCGAGATGTGGCCGGGGATGACACCATAATCGATGACCCATCGGCGGAAGTCGGTACCCCAGGCAACTGCCTGCCACTCGACGCGGTCATCCTGACAGTCGATGCCGATGGTGACGATCAGGCCTCCCGGATGGATCCTGCCCTTGTCGTAACCCGAGTTTGCTCCACGATCCCGCAGCGTTTCCCAGGGGGGCGCCTCGCCGGCCGTCACATACGCCCTGCCGACCGTGTCGTTCAGGAATGTCTGCTCGGATGCGGGGTCGCCTTTTGCGCCCAGCCACTCCCGGGCGATGCGTTCCCAGCTCTGCAGCGGGCTGTATGCCGACCAGATATAGAACGAGCGATGGAACCGCTTTTGAGCCGGATTGCGGGCGCGCCACTCGATCCGATCGATCATCGCCTGTCGATGGTATTCGCGGATCTCGCAACCACACTCGATGCAGGTGAAATGAGCATCCTCCGGCTTTTCCTCATTGAGGTTGGCCAGCATGTTTTCCCATTCCAGCACCTGCATGTGATCGCAGTGCGGGCACGGAACATACGGATACTCTTGACTTCCTGCCTCGAAATTCGAGGTAATCCGGCATCCCGGCATCACCAGCGGCGTCGAGATCTTGAAGATCTTGGCTTCTTCGACCCCGCGAGAGCGGCTGTCAGCCTGCGTTTCCGGATCACCGCCGGAATTGTTCTCCCATTTCGACAGGTCGTCCTGAACCTGTCGTTTCATTGTGACCTGGCTCAGCGAGGCCGCTGAATTGGCGCCAGAAATCTGGATAGCCCCTCGGCCGTCGGCCCTCTCCTTGTAGAGCAGACTGTCGAGGCCATCGCGACTTTTCTTCGGAAACAGAGCCGTCAGCGCCGTCGTGCTTCGCAGCATCGGCGCAAGCTTCATCTTGCTCCAGCGCTCGGCGTTGTTCTCCGTCGGATGGACATACAGGAACCACGACGGGTCCATGTCCATCGAGCCGCCGGTATAGATGTTGGCGATGACTGTTCCGCCAATCTGAGCCGACTTCGCGAGCGTCACGATGCGGCAGAGATCGTCTGGAGAAAGCGCCCGCAGCACCTCATCGAAATAACGAAAGAGACGCCGGTTGTACGGCCCCGGATAGTCCGGGCTCTCCAATTCTGAGAAGACGATGTTGTCTTCGGCCCATTTCAGATAGTCGACATCGTCGGCCGGCTTGAGGACGTCATGCAGAACATCGTAGGAGATGCGCTCTGCATTGGCCGTTTCCACGACAATCTGGTTCACGCCAGTTCCACCTGGTCGGCATCCTCGGCCTCGATGACCACCTCGCTGTACTCGGGCAAGCTGATTGCCTTCGTCTTCATCTGCTTTGCCGCGGTCTCTCGAAGCTTCCGGAACTCCCGCCGCATGATGTGCTTCACATCGCGCTGCGGAAGCTGAAATTCGGCAGCAATCGCGGTCGCCATGTCGGTCAGGCCACCGTCGAATACATCCATCATCGCCGAAGCTACGCGTGACATCTCGGCTCGCGCCGTGTCGGTGTCTATCAGTTGCCCGCGATCTCGAGCCTCGCTGATAGCTGCATTCCTGTTTGCCCGGCGAGCCGCCTCAAGCTTCTGCTGCTTGATCTCGTAGTCGATACCGCTCTGCTGGAGCGGCGGCGGAGCGCCAGCCCCGGCTGCGTTGCCAGCATCGATAACCGACTGGCTGCCAGCATCGATCTGAGTATCGATTCCATTACCGAGCCGCTGGGAAACATCCAGCGTCAGCCGAAGATCCTCCTTCGCCTGCTCAACACGGATCTTGGCGTTACGACCCGACCCGACCAGTGCGGCCTGAGTGATCTTGCCCTCTGTCAGATACTGGCTGACCCGACCAGGGGAAACGCCGATCAGAGCCGCGAATTCACCTTTGGTGACAGAGGCTTCCATTCCGACTTTACCGCGCTCTTTAGCTCTTTAGCCGTTCTTTAGAACTTTAGGCTTCGAATTTAGGGTCAGACTGGCGAGATTTCGGGGTCGCCCCGGCCCGCAGGGGTGTTTTTCGGGGTACGGTCCCTTGACCCGGGGGGGGTACCCCCGCCCTTTGAGGGGTGATCGACCCTCATCGAGGGAGGAGGCGGTCGAGTTCGTGGAGGATGCGCGGGGCGAGATGATCCTCGATCAGTTCCGCCAGCACCTTGAGGAACACTTCCGGGTTGTTCGTGACATCGTGTGCCGGGTTCGGGCCGAACAGTTCACGAATGGGCAATCGCCCCTTGCCCTGACGCTTCATGACGCCACGGTGACCGGACTTCATCTCGGCGATGAATGCGGAGCGATAAGACCCTCTGAGCCTGACCGATACGCCCGACCTCGTCTGGCGTGCGCCGAGCTGATAGAGCGGTATCCACCCCGATTTCTCGATGACTTCGATCGTGCTGCTGCCCGCGTTGAAATACGCAGTGGTCAACTGGCGGATCTTTCCGACCGGCATGTCGACGCGTTCGGCGCTTCGCCTGACGATCCGGGTTCTGGCCATGTCGCGCATGCGGCTCATCGCCCGCGCCATGGCCTTGCCCTTGATCTCGCCGGGCAGATTGGCAATTGCCCTGCCCAGCTGTTCGATCTCGGACGCATCGAAGACGACGTCAGACACCGATCAAACCTTTCGGAGAAGCCGCCATTACAGCGGCGGGGTTCATGACAGCCTCCATCGGCTCGATATCCGGCCCGGAAAAGCAAAACCCGCCGGGCGCTTGCCTAGCGGGTTTTTCCTACCTTTTTCAGTGTGCTTATACTATGTCAACCGACTGCCGCGCCTCAAGGCCCATTCCAGAAAAACTTAACCTGCCATATCAACAGCTTGCGAGGAATTTGCAGAACGCGCCCGCCTTCTCCACGGATGCCGGTCGGGAACGAAGGCCGCAATCGCGTGGCTTTCGAGGCGATTTGCAAGCGATCTGGCGAGGTATGCGAGCGCATCCTGCCAGAGCTCCCATTCCAGCCGCGACAGGATCGCCCCGCGGATCGGCTCGGAGAGCGCATATTTGCGAAATGCCCCCTTCACCGGCCGCTGTTTGCGGCGGTCGAACCCATCCGTCTCGTATTCATAGACCCGGCCGAACGCATCGCGGGTCTTGCGGGTGACGAACCAGGCCGGCTTTCCGGCATGCGTGACTTCCTGCACCTTCGGCTTGTCGGCCCGCCAGTCCGGGCCGAAGCCGAGGATGGCGGAGCCGGTGACCAGCGCAACGACGTAACGGCCCGAGAGACGATCGCCCTTCAGACGCTGCTCTTCCACCACTCGCCCAACTTCGGCGGCGATCAGACCATGTTCGTCCGACCATTCGGGGAATGGCTGCCAGCCTTCCGGGATCGAGAACGACATTTCGGCCAGCGCCCGGACCGCAGCGCCGGCGGCCAGCGCATCCGGATGGGGCTCGCCATATTCGACGAAATCCGGCACCACGCCGTAGATGTTGGGAGAACGGTCGATCAGCGTTCCCAGCACCGCGAAATCCCGCGTCATCGCCCAGGCGCTGCTGAGACCGATACCGAGGCTCAAATCTCCGCTTCCCACCTTGGGCAATTCCTGCGTAAAAGCCCAAATCAGAAGTTTCTCAATGGACACGGTTTTCATGGTCAAAACCCTTTCTGACAGTTTCTGACAGTTAACCTGACAGTGTTCGGATAGTTTAATTATTACATTTCAACAGGTTAGACAGTTCTGACAGTTGTTTCCGCATCACCTATAGCGATCTCCGAACCTCCCCACGCCCTTTACATATAGGCGAGAAAAAACTATCCGAACTGTCAGGAAGCATTGTTTTCATTCGCATTTTTCGCCTCAAACTATCCGTTGAACTATCAGTTCAACTGTCAGAACTGTCAGACAGTTTTCGGGATTTCTGACGGTTAGATCCGAGCCGAAAGGGGGTTGCGGGGTGTTCATCCTCCAAAATCATCCGGGAAAGGCTCTTCGAAGCGGCCGGGCGGAGGCTCGTTACCGCGATCGACATGGGGCACGTTGACGAGGCGGATGCCGCGATAGAGCACCACGCCAGACGATCGGTCCTTCTGGAACTTCTTGCCCATGTCGCGCCCGAAGGCGGTGTTGTTCATCGGCCTGCCGCCCTGGTCGATGGTGAAATCGCAATAGGACTGGTAGAGTACCTTGCCCTCGACAGGCGGCGCGCTGTCGTCGCGCTGGATGCAACGGGCAACGAAAGCGGCCGTGCGGTCCATGTCGTCACGATAGGCCTGCGTGGCTTCGACGACGGCATCGGGGATGACCAGCCCCTCCTGCAGATAGATCTTCACGCCCTCGATCAGCCAGTTCAGAATGCCCGGATATTCCGGCTCGAAGGATGCGATCACGTCCTGAAACTCGCGACGATCTTCCTTGGCGATCTGGCGCGGCCAATGCACCACGGCCATGCGTCGCCAGATGCCATCATCCGTGCCGCTGATGCGCGGATAGCCATTGCCGCTCATCATGGCGATGAACTTCGGCTCAAAATCCATATAGCCGGAAAACAGGTCGCGCGCGGTGACGGTCTCGCCACCGGTCAATTCCTTCACGAGGTTTTCGCGAAGATCCTCGCCCTCCGGCAGCTCCTTCACGCGCAGCATGCGCTTGCCATAGAGCCGCGCCAGATCGGGGCTTGCGCTGCCCGACGATCCGCCCTCGCCGATGATGCTGGTGGATGGCAGCGTCACCGCCGCCTCGCCCAGCACCCGGCAGAGCGTTTCCATGTAGACGGACTTGCCGTTTGCACCATTGCCATAATGGAAGAACAGGTACTGGACAGTAATGCCCAGCATGCTGAGACCGGAACTGACCTGCACCAGCCTCCGCACGGCTTCATCCGGCAGCTTGCTGGAAATGAAGGCATCCCAGCGGGGGCAGACGGCCCTGCTGTCATAGGCCACCGGCACGACGCTGGTAATCAGGTCCTTTCGCCGGTGACCTTCGATCACCTTCAGGCGGAAATCCGTGCACACGTCGATGAACTCGGGCGCATCCGGCGTCTCCTCGAGGCTCAAATGGCGCGGGTTCTTCCGCTTGGCCATGCTGCGCTCGAATTTCAGCGTGGCGTTCTTGACCGCCACCATCCACTTGTCGGCATTGAAATCGTCAGGGCTGCGCAGGATATGGGGCGCGATGCTTTCCAGCATGGCGTTGATCTTCGCCACGTTTTTAGAGGTCACCGCATGGTCGAGCCGGCGCTTGACCCGCTTCCCATGCCCTTCGTCAGCCTTGTCGGCCTCTGCGACCAGCTTCTTTTCCTGCGCCGTGCGCTCAGCCTCCGGCTTCCGTCTCGCCTCGTCGGCCTGGTCGAGCACCATCTGTTCATAGGGGTTCGGCCGGATGAAAGCCGTCTCGGCCGCGATCCTGTCTCCCAGCCGCTGCGCAATCGCCTTGGACTTCGGCCCACCATTGGCCACGTCCCAGTGCGAGCCGGTCCAGACCGCGAATGTCGGCGTCTTGCCCTTCTCCTGCGCGACCACCAGCAGGTCGTCACCGAAGTGAAGCCTGAGCCGCTTGCCGTTGTCGGTATCGGAATGGTCGAACTCGGCGCAGAACTCGACGACGGCGGGATCGGCATCGCTATCACCTGCGATGGCCGCGACCGGCTCGCCCGCAGGGCCATCAGGGATTTCGGGGTTTTCACCATAGCCCGCCCGCTGCGCCTGCGCCTCGGCAAGGATCCGCGCGACGGCGTCAGGAATGTTCGGTTTCTTGGTATCAGCCATTCTTTCGATGCCAGTGCAGTACGAGAATAATCAGGACGAGCGCCAACGCGCTACGAATGGCCATCGCTGGCCAGTAGCCAACCAGATATTCGAGGATCGGAAGGCAAAACCAACGCTCCTCGATCGGCAGGAAATACGGCAGGAATGCCCACCTACACATCTTCAGCCCCTCCCATCGCCGCCACCATCGCCTCTGCGAAATCCATCCCCTCGGGCGGCCACCAGGTCGTGACCTGCCGGCCCTCGCGCGCATGGCGGGCTTCCGCCCGCGCCATGGCCGAGGCGGTCGCCACAGGCTCGCTGTCGCCATCGGCGAGCAGCACCAGCTCGGTCACGTGCTCGGGCACATGCAGCACATCGCCCGTATCGGAATCGGCACGCGGAACCGGGCCCTGCACACGGACGGCCCGCAGCCTCCCGGCCGTGTATTCCTTCTTCAGTGTCGGATGATTGAACGCCGATTTCGGATCGGCGGGGCCGGCGAGATTGCCGATATCACCGGCAGCGAAATAGAAGGTGTCGGCGCGCCATCCTTCCGGCGAGGCGACGGCGCAGACGGTCTCGATCCCCTCGCCGCCCATCCAGCGCGTTGCGCCCGGATCGCCGCAGACGGGGATCAACCCGCCCTTTTTCGTTCCGCGCATCTTCTTGGTCGGCAGGCTTTCACCATCCGTCCCGACCAGCACCGGCCGACGCTTCGGCAACTGGCCGAGATCGATCCATGTCTGGTGGCAGCCGATGATCCGTCCCTCGGCATTGACGAATGGCGCGATCATCGCCGGCCCCTCATGGAGCGCCAGCGGCCGGCCGAAATCGTCCTGCCCGTGCCAGTAGGTGCAGCGGGGAACGAACCGCAGGTTTTCAAAGATACCGCCGGCGGGCACGAAGCCGGTGCGCGCCTGCAGGTATGCCGGGATGATCCTGGCACCCTCGAAAGCGTCCGGCGTATCCGCGCGGCAATCCACCGCATTGAGCCAGATACCCCGCGCCTTGTTGACTTCCTTTTCGCGGAAATCCGCCTGCTTGCGCTCTTTCTGATCCCGCGAGGCCTGCGCCTTCTCTTCCGCTTCGGCGATCCGTGTCAGGCGGGCCGCCCGGTCTTCCTCGCTCTCGCGTTCGGCGCCTTCCGGCACCTCCTCGCCCAGCACGGCAGCGCAGGCCTCGAGGAATTCCTCGCGGCGGCGAAGATCGAGATGCAGCAGGTGTGCGGCAAGGCCGATCCCATCGCGCCCGCCATCCGCCCCGCGGCAGACCCAAACGCCTTTCTTGCGATTGACCGCGAACCGGTCATTGCCGCCGCAGCGCGGGCACGGCCCCTGGTATTCCGGCTTGCCCTTCGGCGTTTCGGGAACATGCAGCCGATCGGCCGCCGCATCGAAGGCAACAGCGCGGGCATTGGCGACGAATTCATCGACGATGGTGCTCACGTTACCACCTCATACCAGCAACCGTTGAATGGAGCCGTCCGCAAAGACGGCATCCATCGGCGTGTCCGCGGTCGGCTCATCGCCGTCCCATCCGTTCGGCCAGGTCTTGAGAGCGATCAGCTCCCGGATCCTCGCCTCTTCCTCGGCGTTGAGAATGTCGACGGGCGGCCGTCCGAGACGCATGGCCTCAAGGTTGATTTCCGACTGAATGGAAAGCACCCGGTCGAGCGCCATCAGGCGAGCGTCGAACGTCAGCGGCCCCATGCGCTGTTTGTTCTTCGCCCTGGCAATATCGCCATTCCCGTCGATACCCGTCTTTTTCAGGCGGTTCCGAGGCTCCCGAAGCTCGCGATAGAGCGGCTTCAGCCCGAGCAGCGGAGCGATGTAGGACCAGTATGGAACACGAAGCACCGTCTCCAGACCCAGATCCCGCGCCGCCAGAGGGCAGCCGTTGCAGCCGGTTCGCGCATTGATCTCCTGCGCCTCGTCGCCCCCATAGGCATCGACGACGGGACCGGTGTCCCACGCGCCGTATTCCTGCATGCGGGCATAGATCTTCAGCCAGTCGAAGATATTGCAGACCCGCCAGTGCAGGAGGGGCGCCAGCGTGGCGATCCGGCCGCGAATGCCCCTCGCCTCCGGCACGACCTGCTGATACCAGCCCTGACCGCATTCCGCGCCGTCCTTGCCGCATGACATGGCGATGCGGCCATCGCGGATCGCGCTTTCGCCCTGACGAACGCCGGTGATCATCAAGATAGAGCCGTCGAGTTCGTTGATGCGGCGCTCCAGCGCCATCGTCATCGGATCGACCTTGATTTGCCGGGTACACCAACGGAACGTGTTGTTGTTCGGCGGGGGCACACCGCGCCCGAGCATGTAGACGAGGAATCTCTGATCGAGCGGTGCGCATACGGTTTCACAATGGATCCCGCGCAGGCGCAGCCGGTCGAGCAGACGTTGGGCGGCGATCGAGAGCGGCGGCAGCTCCATGCGAGTGTCGGCATAGAGCACCGTGATCGACTTCGGCGGAGCGAGCCGTCCGGCGTCGATCAAATGGATGATGACGGTCAGCGTCGCAGTACTGTCCTTGCCGCCGGAGAATGCGAACACCCAATGATCATGCACCGACCCGTAGGCCTGCATGGATTGCAGCGTCAGTTCGACGGCCTCGTCATAGACGAGACGCTTTGACCCTTCGAAAAGCGTGGGCTGGATCATTCCGCCGCCTCCATCACCAACTCCCGCCGGACATTGCATTCCGCCAGCAGCCGGATCATCTTCGGCGGAACGCTGTTGCCGACCAGGTGGTATTTTTGCGCCTTGGTGAGCTTTACGACCTTGCCATCCAGCTCGATCGCGTCCGGCAAGCTACCCTTCGCGAAGCCATGGGCCGCCGCCCCTTCTTCCGGTTCCAGCATGCGCATGCCGATGTCCGTGATGACATAGGTTTCCCGGCCCAGCTTTACGGTAACCAGACCGTGCCGGGCCTTTGCCGTGAGTGCTCCGAGCGGATCGGCCAATGACTGATCCTGACCTCCCGTGCCGTAATAGTGTTGCAGGAAACCAAGGATCAGGCCGGCATGGTTTCCGCCGGCGCTCACGGCCGATAGTGGATCGCGGATATCCCGGCCCGTCTTATCCGTGCCGCGCAGGTTCAGCATCGAGGCGGCGACGACACCCTGTTGCGAGCCGGTCGTCGTCAGCGCCGAAACCGGGTCAAGCGCGTCACGCGCCGAAATTCCCGCCCTTGGCCCGTCGTTGTGCTGCGCAAGGAATGCCGAGACGAGAGCCGTCTTGCCCTGCCCTTCCGCCACAAGCGTTGGAACCGGTTCTTCGACATCCGCGCCATTGCTTTCGCCGAACTGCCGTTGCAACGACGCGGCGATGACGACGCGATCCTCCTTCGTGGTGCCAGCGCCAAGTGGGTCGCGCGGGTCGCGCGTTTCCGTCTGCGCAGCGCGACCACCAACGCCCATGATCATCGGCGCCAGCGATGTGGAAACAAGAGCCGGAGTCGCCCCGCCCGCCGTCAAAGCCTGCAAAGGCTCGTTGCCGGCGCTATACGGCTTGCCGCTGTTGCGCATGACGGCGACATGGGGCACGGCCACCATGTTTTCCCCGCCCTTTGCCGTGGTGATGGCGCAAAGCGGCTCGTCGGTGGAACGGGCCTGATTGGATCCCTTGGTATGCGTGATCGGCACGATGAACGGCTTCGCCGCATCGACGACGTAGCGCATGACGCCGCGCGCCGTCCGGCGAAGCGTCGCCTCCGCCAGATCCTTCTTGCGCCCGAAGATCGATCTCACCGGCAGCGAAAAGTCGATGATGGTGTGCGCGCCGACCCACGGCTTGAGGCCGAGCCGTTTCGCGTCCTTGCGCGGCGCATGCGTCCGCTCGGGCCAGACGATCGGAGCATCGCCGTATTGCGCGACACCAAAATAGCGCTTGCGGATGGTCGGAATGCCATAATCCGCGCAGACCAGAACACGGCCCTCGAAATTGTAGCCCAATCCGGCCATGTGCTTGAGCCAAGCGCGCCAGATCCTGCCCTTATGCTTCGGGTCCGGGATCAGCCATTGTTCTTGAACGGGAACCCTCTCACCCTTGGCGGCGACAGAGCCATCAAGCCGCATGACGCGGCCCGTCTTCGGGCAGCGCTTGGCGATCAGCGGACCCCACGTCTGGATTTCAGGCACATTCTCAAGCGTGATCGTCTCAGGCTCGACCTGGCCCGCCCAACGGCAGACCACCCATGCCAGCGAACGACGCCGGCTGGAGACCGGCTTTCCGCCCTTGGCAACGGAAAAATGCGTGCAGTCCGGCGAGGCATGAAGCGCGCGAACGCCACGCCCCTTCGTCGCCGCTTTCGGGCACACTTCGAAAACGTCGCAGCGTTCATGCCGCGTGTGCGGATGGCGCACCTTGTGAACCGCGACAGCGATCGGATCATGATTGATCGCGAGGTGAACGGGAAACCCGGCCTGCTCCAACCCGTCACATCCACCGCCCATGCCGGCGAACAGAACGATGGTCATTCTGTTGTCGAGAGCGAAGCTATGGTTTGCGCCATGCAACTTCAGAAGCTTAGCTTTCATGGCTCACCTCCGCGCAGGAGACGCAGCGATAGCGCCCCCCCTTTACGACCCAGCCGAACAGGATGGCGAAGCGGTCGCGATTGGAGCCGGGAAACGTCAATTGCTTCGGGCAGTCGTGACAGGTCAGGATCATCCAAGCCTCCCCGCCATGGCCAGCGCCGGCAGCGAGGCATCGGATTTCACGAGATCCGCCAAATCCTTGTCGTTGGCGATGCGCAGCTGACCCTTGACCTGCAGGGCGTGCAGCGTGTCGTCGAGGTCTTGCGGCCAGCGGTCGCGGCGCAGCGCGATGAATGGCGTGCCATGGGTCCAGCCGCGCAGCTGCGGCACGCGGTGAAGGAAGCGCATGCGCTCGACCTTGTCGAAATCCAGATCGAACTCGATTGCCGTGCGGCGGCATTCGTTGAACGACGGCGCGATCACCAGCAGGATGCGAGGGGTCTCCTTCATTGGCCCGCCCTCGCATCGAGATCGGCGATCACCGTGCGGCCGAGATCGGTCAGCGCCCAGTTGGAGGTCTTTCCCCAGCGACGCACCAGGCCATCCCGGATCAGCCCGCCCATGGTCCGCTCGACCACGCTCTCGGTCACGCAGAACCGCGCGCCGATCTCGCCCCGCGTTGCCCGCAGAATGCCGTCATTCGACCGGTCGATGGCGGAAAGAACCGCGACCGCCAGCTTCGACCACGATCCCGTGGTGCGCGCCGCGCCCGTGAGTTTGGCGACGACGTCCTTCGGCACCAGAGATTCCCCGCCGACAGAAGGCAGGGCATAGGCATGCACCTTGCCGGCATGGGCCGCGATAGAATCGCCAAGTCGGCGGCGCGTCCCCTCCTCGTCCAGCCGCTCCTGAAGCAGCAACGCCATTTCCGTCTGTTCATGCGGCAGCAGCGCCTCGAAGCGCTGCGCCGTCATGGTGAAATCGCCGAATGCGGATAGCGCCATCGGATCAGCTCCACTTCGATGTCAGGGGTGAGGTTCGGGAGGCGTTCTTCAGCCCCGCAGGTTCGGGCGTTTCAGCGGCCGGGGTTTCCGGCGCGACCGGTCCGCCGCTCAGCACGGACAGTTCCGCTCGGCGCGCCTCGGCGCAGTATTCCCGCTCGGCCGCATCGCGCCGGGCCAGCCAGTCGGCAATGCGGTCGGCATGGCGCTGGTAATCGAGATCGAACGCCCTGCTGGCACGCTCCTCGCGCCACACGGTTTCGATGGTGCTGCCATCGCTGAACCACAGCGACAGCACCGGTGCGCCGGTCGGAATGCCCGCGAGATCCTCGATGGACGAGATGACGGCGAGCCATGCCGGGGCATGCGCCGCGGAGAAGCCGAACAGCGCCGGGATTGCAGCCTGCGGCCTGTCGGTGACGAGAAAGAGGGCGACGGTCATTCCGCCGCCTCCGGCAACTCGGCCGAGACCAGGTCGAACAGTCCGGGCATGGCGCGGCCGGCAGCCGCTTCCTCGGCATAGGTGCAGCCGTCGCGGAAATAGTCCGGGTTGAGTTCGGTCGCGACCGCCTTCCTTCCCATCTTCACCGCGATATAGGGAACGGTCATGATCCCGCCGAACGGATCGAAAACCACCTCGCCGGGATTGGTGTAGGCCCTGACAGCCCGCTCGACGATATCGAACTGCAGCGGGCAGAGATGCATTTCCCGGCCCTTCTTCGCCTGCAGCATGTTGAGCGTGCGCATGCGGGCCACATCGGTGGCGATCTCCGGATGGTCGACATGCGGCGGCGCGATCATGAAGGTCGGCGGCAGCCGCCCCGCCTCGTCCAGCGCCTCGCAGAAGGCGACATGGGTCTCGAAATCGTAGACGTTTTCCAGGCACCAGGCCTTCCAGCCGCGATAGACCGATTTCGGATCAGCCCGCACCAGCTGCGCCAGTTCTTCCGGCAGCAACAGTCGGTTTCCTGAGGATCGCCAGACGCCATGGGCATCCAGTTGCCAGCGGCCGCGGGAATAGCCCGTGCCGGCGACTGGCCGGATGCGCTTTTCGTCGAAATCGTCGTCACCCGGCGATACCGGCCGTCCGTCGAACACGGTCACGAAATCCGGCTTGTCCTTGGTCACGGGATCGTCTGCGTAGCCGCGCGACAGATCCGACTGGGGCTTGCGGAACTCCAGAAGATATTCCGGCATGCCGTGGCCCATGCGCGTGCCATCCTTGCACTGTTCGGACCATCCGAGCCGGTATGTCTGGTTGTTTTCGCGCACCACGTCCGTGCCGACGGTGACGCGCGACAGGAAGGCGAAGCCGTGACGGCGGAAATGGGAGACGCAATCGTCGGAGAACGGCGAAACCGTCTGGAAACCCAGCCCGTTGATACCGCCCGGCACGATCCGGTCCTTCACATGGATCACGGCGCGGCGACCGGGCTTCAGCACCCTCAACAGTTCGCCGGTGAGGAAATCCATCTGCCGCCAGAAATGCCGGTCGTCGTCGGTATGCCCGAAATCGTGATAGGAGGGCGTGTACTCGTACTGCGTCGAAAACGGGATCGAGGTGACGATCAGGTCGACGCTGTCGGCCTCCATCTCGCGGGTTTCGATAACGGTGTCGTTATGCACGAGGCGGCAGAGCGGCCCGCCGTGCCCGTCATCGCCGAAGGTCACTTCCCGACGCTCGACACCCATCTGACGGCCGAAGGCCTGCGCGATCTCTTCATGCCCGAGACCGTAGCGGCGGATGATCGCCGCCATCTTCTCGGCCTGCGCCTCGAATTCGCGCCACTTGCGCTCCAGTTCGCGCCGGGTCTCGCGTTCGGCCTCGGTATAGATCAGGTCGGCGCGCACCTGGTGCGTCTGGCCGAATCGCTGGGTGCGGAACAGCGACTGATAGAAATCGTGGAACTTGAAGCCGATGCCCAGATAGATGTTGTTCCAGCAATGATGCTGGAAATTGCAGCCGGAGCCGTTGAGCACGGGCTTGGTCGCGAGCTCGGCGAATTCGCCATTGGCGAAACCGACGACGCGCTTTTCCCGCTCGTCGAGGTCCTGTGAGCCCCAGACGGATTTGACCGTCGGGATGGCAGCCTCGATCGCCCGCCGCTCGTCTTCCAGATCGTGCCAGACGATACGGTGCGCATCGGGATCCTCGGCGCGGATTTCCAGCATCTTCTCGATCCGACCATCGAGCGATCGCTTCTTCTCGCGGCTCGCCTCGACCACGCCATGGGAGGAATTGGCAAGCAGCCTGCCCTGCCCGCTGCGTTCATATCCGGCCTGACTGTGATCGGCCGGGATTTCATGCCAGCGGATATCGAGCGGCGGCAGGTCATAACCTTCGTCGGAGAAGCCGAGGTCTGACGGCTTCTGCACGAACAGTGCCCAGCTTGCCACCCACAGCCAGAATTCCTCTTCCTTGTGGGCATGCAGCGTCAGCCTGTCGGCCTTGGTCGAGTCTCGCTTGAAGAACCGCGTCTTCGCCTCGCCGACATCCATGATGCCGAGAAAGGCGGCATAGGCGAGAAGCTCGATATATTCGTTCGGGTCCGGAATGGCGGTGGCCACGAACCGATAGGGCACGCCGTCCGTCCTGATGCCGGTCTCGCGGTTGTCGCCGGCCGCGTGGGCCATGAAGGAGCGGAAGGTCTTGCTGCCGCCGAAGCCGCGCAGCGCCGCCGCCTCGTCGAGCGTGATGAAGGTCAGCTTCGCGCAGTCGATCTTCTCGTCGCGGATCGTCTCGTAATTGGTGACGTAGAGAAGCTTTTCGCCTGGGCCGGCGGCGTTCTCCTCTTCCATCTCGTCCGTGCGACGAATGAATTTCAGCCTGACGCCGGGATGATAACGCGCCTGCTCCAGAAAGAATTCGTGCTTGACGCCGAGTGGCGCGACGATCAGTCCACGCCCGCCGGCATGGATCATGCATTGCCGGCCGACCTCGATCTGCGTCGAGCCCTTGTGCAGGCCGAACCGTAGGAACAGCCCGCGCCTTCCGCCCCGGCAGGCCCATGGTACGATCGCCTGCGTCATCGGCTTCAGCAGCGGATTGACGGTGGATGGCTCGACCTCGAAACCGAGAACGCGGGCGGCCGGCACCTTCGCTTCGAGAAAGCTCTGGTAATCCATCACGCTGCCCCCCCGTCCAGAGAGGCTTCCAGCCGCTTGTAGCGCCGCTCGACGCTCATGTAGGGCTTGCGCATGATCGAGGCGCATTGGGCGGGTTTCATCCTGCGGCGGATCAGATCCATCAGGGTTTCATCGTCCTGTGGCGACCAGCGCTGGACGCGGCCGCGCAGCGAATGGATGCCGGCGTCGCGGATCGCGTTCGCCTGGGTGGCGTCGGCCTCGACCAGCCGCCACCCCTTGCCCCACACGGTTTCGATCACGAGGCCAAGCTCGGCCATGGCAGGGCGGATCTTGCAGATGTAGATGTCGATGATCTTCATTTCGGGCCCGTCGCCGATGGCGTCGCAGAAGATCGCGTCATAGATGGCGTCTTTCGTCGCCATCCGGGGAAACGCGTCGATCAGATGTTTCGCCACGCCGAAGCCGCGCGGCGTGAACCGCACGGTGATCGCTCCATTGGTGATCGTCGATGTCGCGGGATCCGCGAGAAACTCCCGGCCCTCGACAGCCTGCTGGCAGCAGGGGCAGATCAGCGCATTGGGCGCGGCAGGTGCGTGGATGGCCTCGTTCATCGGGCGCCCTCCCCGACAAAACGCGGGCAGCGCTTGCTATCCGGCTTGCGCCAGTCGATATCGCGCTCGACACACATCTGCGCGGCGATGTCGACCGGATGGCCTCGAGCAATAATCCAGATCGCCAGACAACCGATTTCGCTCGGCGCGTATCCCTCGACGAAATGCTGATCGGGGCGGTCGCTCATCGTGCGGCCCCTCCCGTATGAGCCCGCAGGCCGTCCTGCAAGCTTTTCAGGCTTTCGATGAAGCAATTGGTGATTTCCCGCCTCTCGGCCTCGTTGAGGTGACCGTCGGCATGCCCGTCGCGGTACGCCCTCAACAGCTCTCCGACCGTGTGAACCGCGTCGAGAACATGATCGAATGTCAGGCCGACGCCATCCTCGCCTGCAATCGGCACCAACCGGTATCCCTGCATGTCGGCGAGCGCAGCGGTAATCACCGGCTGTCCCGCCAGCATTTCGCAGTCGAGCATCACGTCGACCGGAATGAAGTCTGGATAATCGCCGACATAGCGGCTGATCTGGGCCTCGCTGACCCGTGAGCAGGCTGAAAGCTGCTTCGCCTTGCCGGCCGCGATGATCGCCGCACGGGTCGAGGCCTTCAGTCTGGCCCTGTCATGTTCGGTGCTGGGGCGCATGCCACCTCCTCGAAAAGTCAACGAAATTCATTGCCCCGGAATTTCGCTGAACCCGGGCGCGGCAACAGATAGAAGCTGTGGTGTTCGAAGCGCTTGTCAGGAGAACCTGAAGCGCAGCATTAGCATCACGGGGGACCGCAACATGACAACCAGACAGGAAGACAAGGCGACATCATTCGGCAGCCTCCTGACCGACCGCGACCAGCTCCGCCAGCCGCTCAAACGAGACATCGCCAATCTCGCGCCGGGATGCAGCGGACACGACGCGAACCCAGTATCCGGACGGGATCGAACCACGGCGACGCATCGCCTTCGCGGTCTCGTAGGATACGCCGATATCGGCGGCGAATGCCGCCAGCGACGGCCAGAGATTGATGATGCCAGCATGGGTCATATCGATATGGGTACAATATATACCAACAATCTGTCAACAGCATTTCGTTGTGATTTGTACCCATGCGCAAGGGTATAAATTGCACCATGAACGACGGACGGAAACAGATCGACAGGGAAGCGCGCGCGGTGCGCCTGCTCGAAGCGCGAAAAAAAGCCGGCTTCGGTGGCGTCCGGAAGGTCTGCGCCCGCTTCGGCTGGAAGGAAAACACATACAAGGCGCACGAGAGCGGCCGCAATGGTTTCGACACGGCCGATGCTCGCGCCTATGCGAGGGCGTTCGGCGTATCCTACCAATGGCTCTATCTGGGCATAGGGCAACCTGAGGATGAGGATACGGTCGCCCCTCCTGTCGCCATTGATGTTCCGCTGATGTCGTGGATCAGCGCCGGAGCGTTGGGCGAGCAGGCGACAGTGACAAGCCTGTCCGATTTTCCCACCATCTCCGTCCTCGACCTCCCGGATGGCGACTGGATCGCATTGCGCGTCGAGGGCGATTCCATGAACAAGATCTCGCCGCCGGGCTCAATCATATTCGTCAACCGCCGGGACAGGCGACTTGTCCCGAACGGCTGCTATGTCGTCGCCGACGAGCATGGGCGAGCAACCTACAAGCGCTATCGACCGGATGACAATCCGCCCTTCCAGCCAGCTTCCTACAAGGAAATACCCGCACCCGATTTCGATGGAGCCGTAACGGTCATCGGCCGCGTTCGCCGCTCCATCATCGACTTCTGACCTCCGGAAAGGCATAGCCGAGCCTTTTTGCGCGCCCGGCGACCTTTCCTGCAACGTCCTCCGGCTGGCAGGCAACCAGCTGCTCGATGAACCGCGCGCAAAGCGCGTCTTCCTTGCCGGAGAACGCCATCGTCGCCCGCGCGCCGGCCGCATCCTCCATGGTTGGGCGCTGATAGTCGATCCAGCTGCGGGCGGCCGCTTCCTTCCACACCCGCGCGCCCTTCGATCTCGCTCCCATGGCGTCCCGCTCGACGATATAGGCGACAAGAATGTCCGCCTCCCTCTCGGAGATATCGTTATCGGCGCGGGCGATCCAGATGAGGACGGTCAGTCCCTTCCTCGCTTTGCCCATCACCGAGCCGAAATCCGGGCCAGGATCATTCTGTTCCCGGATATACCGGCGCAGCCCTTCCACTGGCGGGCTCATCACCTCGCCGGTCTCCGCGCTGGCAAGCTCGAGGATCCTGTCGACACGAAAGCTTCGTCCTGCGCGGCGCAGATGGCACCACGCCTCGATGTAGTAGGTATCGAAATTGCGCGAGACCTCCTCGATATCGATGCGCCGCGCACTCACCTCGCCGTTCGCATCGCGATAGAGCAGGTCGAACGTCAGGGAACCGACAGGACGTGAAGCCGTTTTCGCGGCATCCGCCAGAACCGGCATGCCTGCGGGAGCCACAAACGGAGCCGGGCGACGGTCACGCCGAAGCTCAATGCTTTCCCTCTGGCGCAACGGCGGAAGATCCTCCTCCGGACCCACCGTCCGGGAGCCCCGGCCGTTCAGCCAGTAAACGATGGCAGCCGCAAGCGCGACAGCAATAGCCGTTGTTAGGAAGAGCGCCATATCACGGTGCCTGCTTGCCCATGCAACCCAACAGCGCCTGACCGGATTTCGTCGTTCCGCGCGCAGGCATCAGGTGCGGACGATCGCTGATGCCGTCCTTGATGGCGATCTGCTTCTTGGCGGCTGCGAAGGCGTCCATGAAGCGCTTGGCGTTCTCCGGCGACAGCTTCACCTCCGAGACGGCGATATTATCTCCGACCGCACCAGTCTCTCCGGACTGACCAAGCAAACGTTCTCCGTCAATGGCGAACTCCATCTCCGGCGCGAAACCCGTCATGCCACTTTCGAATGCGAAGCCCGGAATGGCACGGACGGTAAGCCCCTTCTCCGACGTGTCGCAGAAAATCACCACACCGGACCGCATCGAGGTCGTAATTCCGACCGTCACCCGCTGCCCGCCGGAGAAAGGATCGTTCTCAACCTCCGCCGTCCAGCTGTCGAACCCGGCCCACGCGGCAGACGAAAACGCCGCCACCGAAACAAGCGTCACCAATACCCTAAGCATGCCAATCCCCTTTCAAGCCCTCAACCTCAAATTACCTTCGGCTTTTTGCAGGTCAACCCATGCGACGTGGCCGATCCACGCTTCTGCCAGCGAATCAAAACACCCTCAGCGGTGACGTTTTCCACCCACTTTTTCCCATCAATATCGAATTGGTATTATTTGCACCAATTCATCTTGACTACATATTGGTATATATTGTACCCATAACATCATCCCGCACGATCCACCTCCTCCCAGGCCCGCGGGATATCGGGCGCGGCCGCTGAACCATCCCCTGTGGTTCGCGGCCGCGCTTGAAGGAGGAGGGCAGCGAGGACAAGCCATGATCCGCTTTCAACGGATACCCGACCCCACCCCAGTCCCGCAGCCGTCGCGCTGCATCCGCTCCCTGCAGGAGAGGATGGCGGATGACATGCGCGAGCTGGCCTTTGCCGGCCGCAATGTCAGCCTTGAGACCCTTGTCGAGTGCGGCTGGACAGTCGACACGATCAAGCGCCTCGCCCCCGAAGCCCGCGAGATCGCCCGCCGCAAGGCCGTGACCCAGACCGCGAGGAACTAAGCATGAAAACGATCAACGACTTTCTCGAAATCAATCTCATCGTGAGCCTCAACGGGGCGAAGATCGATGAAGATGATGAAGTAGTGCCTGTCTCGCTCAGTCACAATTATGAGCTAAGCGCCAAGAAAAACCAGCGTGCTGCGACGGCGGACCTTCTCGAAGAAATTGCCGCCGCAATCAGAACCGGGGGCATCTATGGTTGGCTCATGCAAGACGCCGCCAATGCACTGGTTTTGGCAAACGACTTTCGGGGAGAGACCGATAGTGAGAGGAGAATCCGCCAACGTAGTTGCTTGCAGGCAAAGGATTTCGATGGGTTGATATTGCTATGAGCGGCCACGACAAGACAACGGCCGCTCCCGCCATCGAGCCCTTCCCCGCCTACCCCTCCCGCGCCGCATCGCCGCGCGTGTTCGGCCTTGTCGTGTTCGGCCTCGCGCTTTCCGTCGCCCTGCTCGCCATCGCCGCCCTGTTCTCGGTGCAGCTGATCGCGGCGCAGAACCGCATGGCCGGGATCGACCGGCGCATCGCTCTGGAGGTGCGGCTGTGACGGACCAGATCCTTCTCGTCTCCGGATGGTGGGCCGCCGCCATCTTCTTCACGCTCTGGGTGCGGGCGACGCTGAAGCTGTCGCAGCATCTGGAATTCTATCTCGCCGAAAGGCGGGCGGCCGTGAAGTTCTCGGTCGACCATCCGGCAGCAAACGGGGCCAATTCGTTTCTCATCGATTTCTTCATCTGCGACAGCGCCGAACTCAGCAATCGCTGGCCCGAATGGCCGGCCTATCGCCGCCGCAAGATCCTCGAACTGACCGGGGAGGTCGCATGAAGGCCGCGCCCGTCAGCTTCCCGCCGCTCTGCCCCGCCGTCGTCGAGAGCTTCCGCTCCGATGGCAGCCTGATGGATCTCGCCCGGCCCATGGTCGAGGAAATCGATTTCTGCGCCATGGCTGGCCGCCTGTCGCGCATCGCCCGGTTCAACGGCGCGCCCGAGGCCGGCGCCTTTTCCGTTGCCCAGCATTCCGTGATGGGCACGGAGGCCTTGCTCAACGAAGGCGAGGACAGCCTGATCGCGGCGCTCTTCCTGCTGCATGACGGGCATGAATATCTGATCGGCGACAAGACGCGGCCGTTCCAGATGATGCTGGCCGAAATGATGGATGCCCGCTTCGGGCCGGGCACGGGCTTCAAGATCCGCGCCGTCATCGCCGATATCAAGACGGCGTGGGACGAGGCGATCTATGCCGCCGCCGGCCTGCCCGCCCCTTCCGCCTGGACCAATCGCATGCGCTCCCGCGTCACCGGCATGGACGAACGCATGCTCTGCGCGGAAGCGCTCGCCCTGTTCGGTACCAAAGCCGTCGACTGGGTAAAGACCCAGCCGCGCTGGGCGCCGCCGAAGCTCAAGGGCTCGCCGGCAAAGCCATGGGGCGCGGCCGATGCGGAGTTTCGTTTCCTCGACCTGTTCGACCGACTGATCGGCATCGAGCGCCGCACCGGCGCCCGAGCCCTACACGCCGCCCATGTGGCGACCAGCGACTCCAAACCCGTTTCAAGCAAGACGCCCACTCGTCAGCCAAGACAAGGAATAGGCCATGCAGAGTAGTGCCGAACTGAAATACGTCCCGGATCAGTGGGCTGATGAGGTTACCCCTACCCCACAGCTAACGCCGGACGCCTTCATTATCCGCGAGGGTGAAGACTGGATACTTCGTCCCGCCGCCGAAGACGATGCCGAGGATTTAGAAAGCTTTGCTCCTATCCGCGTCAGGCACGGCGATACCGTCATGTTTCACGAACACCGCAACTTCGGTTCCTTCATCCTTTACGTCGACGACGAGGGCGAGTGGGACGTGGACGGCGACTATCCCGACTATGCCAACTGCTTCGCCATGTCGGGCGATTACGAATCGATGACGGATAATATCCCCGACCTGATCGGGTGCAGCGAGATCGATCCCGGCTCATCCTACGATATCGAAATCTGGTGGTGGTCGGATACAGGCTTCCCTTGGCAGTTCGTGGTCGAGGGCGATGCCGCGAAATTTGTGAAGCTGGAAGGCGTGGCGTGATGGCAACCTTCCCCTTCCGCGTCCATTTCGAGGACGGCCACAAGATCGATATCGAGGCGGCGGACACGAAGTCCGCGACCGAGCAGGCGCGCGCCGCCCATGACGGCATCATCCGCAAGGTGAAGCGCATCCGCGAAAGCGAGGCGGCATGATGCTCGTTCCCGCTCCTGCAATCAGCGTCATCACCATCCGGGAGTTTCCCCTCTCCGGCCGCAGCCTCTGCCTGACGGACGAGGCCGGCAGCCTGATCGGCGGCACCCACAAGGATGGCTCGCCCCTCACCCGCAGCTTTTCCGATGGCGCCGTCGCGCTGAAGAACAGCGATGGCAGCTGCGCCGCCGGTCCGGTGGATTTCTGGGCCGCCGTCGAGTTCGCCGCCCGCATCGTCGAGGGCGACCAGCGGGCAATGACCGAGCCGGGTGGCGGGCTGCTGCTTGCCACCGCGCTACTCGGCGCATCCATGGCATGGCCGCTGCCCACGGCCCCGGCGATTGCGGAGGGTGTGTAATGGCCGGTTCCCGCAACAGGGTCGAACTCATCGGCCATCTCGGCGCCGACCCCGAGATCCGCCGCACCCAGGACGGACGACCGATCGCCAATCTGCGCGTCGCGACCTCCGAGACCTGGCGCGACCGCAATAGCGGCGAGCGCCGGGAAAAGACCGAGTGGCATTCCGTCGTCATCTTCAACGAGGCGCTCGCCAAGGTGGCCGAGCAATACCTGAAGAAGGGGTCGAAGGTCTTCGTCGAGGGCCAGCTCGCCACCCGCAAGTGGCAGGACAATAACGGCCAGGACCGCTACTCGACCGAAATCGTGCTGCAGAGCTTCAACGCCAGCCTCCTCCTGCTCGATCGCTCGGAAGGCTCCGGCTACCGCCAGGGCGGCGATGGCCCCGGCGACTACGGCCTCGACGGCGATCGGGCCTCCGGCAGCACCACCCGCGCCGTGGGCAGCCAGACCGGCGCAGGATCCTTCTCCCGCGACCTCGACGACGACATCCCCTTTTAGCGACGCGCGGCCCTTCTGACAGCCTTCCAACGGAGAAAACCCATGCAACTCATTCGCGATGCGCAGTCCCTGCTCGGCATGCTGGAAAGCGGCGACCTCAACAACGAGGTGTCCGAGACCCTGCAGACCGTGCTGCAGAAGCTGCTCGATCTTTCCAACGAGCGACCCAACGTCACCTACAAGGGCGAGGTCAGCCTGAAGCTCGGCCTCGCCGTGAAAAACGGCATGGTCGAGATCAATGCCGAGATCCCTCCGCCGAAGCTGCCCAAGTTGCCGCGCAAGTCCTCGATGTACTGGGTGGTCGATGGCGGACGCCTTTCGACCGAACATCCCCAGCAGCACGACATGTTCCCCGGCCCGCGCGAAGTCGACCGCAGCCGTTCCCCGCTCACCAGCCAGTAAACCCCTCAGGAAAAAGGAAACATCTTCATGGACCAGCTATCCGAAACCGCGGTCAAGGCGATTGCCGACCTCAGCGCCCAGACCGCATTCGACTGGCAGAACATTCCGGTGCCCGAAAGCGTCAAAGGCCTGCCCGGCCTCGTCCCCGTCATCCTCGATGCCAGGAGCGGCGCGGCCAGGAGCCTGAAACCGCTGATCGAGGAATGGCGCCAGAGGCCGCAGCGCAAGTCCGGCACCGCTAGGGTGACCACGCTCGAAAGCTTCGTCGAGCTCGTCAATCGCCACAAGACCCCCGACAGCGTGATCTTCGCCGAAACCGACTGGCAGAAACCGTCGCTCACCGCCGTGATCGACTATCACGAGAATGCCAGCGAGGGACAGGCTGACAACGGCAGGCATCGGGTGCTCTATGAATTCCCGCGCTCGCAGGAATGGGAGGCATGGGCCGGCATTCATGGCCAGTCGCTCGACCAGGCGACCTTCGCCGAGTTCATCGAGGATCACATTGCCGACCTCTCCGCCCCCGACACGATGGAGGAAGAGGATTTCCGCACGAAGTTCGGCTTCAAGGTGGCCTATCCGAACGAGCTGGTGGCGCTGTCGCGTGGCCTCGCCGTCCACACAGAGACCCGCGTGAAGTCCAACCTGGTGCTCCAGTCCGGCGAAGGCGAGATCACCTGGGACGAGGAGCACAAGGACGCGGCCGGCAACAAGCTCTCCGTGCCCGGCCTGTTCATCCTGTCGATCCCGGCCTTCCACATGGGCGAGACCATGCGCATCCCGGTGCGCCTGCGCTACCGCGTTCGCGCCGGCGCGCTGAGCTGGACCGTTCTCCTCTACCGCCCGGACGTGTTCATCACCCAGGAGGTGCTGCGCAACCTCCAGACGGCGGCGGACGAAACCGAACTGCCGAAGTTCGTCGGCACGCCGGAAATGTCGGCCTGACCCACAAGGCGGCGCTTCGCGCGCCGCCTCCACCCAAGGGAGATTACCATGCCAATCAGCAAAGACACCGCAATGGATATTGCGCTTGCATATCGCGAGATCGAGGTAGCGCAAGAGCTTCTGGAGCAGGTTACAGAGGAAGTCTCCCGCGGGCGGGCTCCCGATATTAGAGACGCATTCGGTCGGCAGGCCGCCGGACTTGAACTTGGAGTTCCATCCACCGGGGGTAGCCGCCGACTGTTCAACGTCCCCTGGGTCTTGGCGGAGCCGATCGTCAAGGCCCACATTGCCACGAGACGAGCAGCGATCGATATCCTGACGGAAAAGGCCAAGGCCGAAATATCCGGAGACATCACCGCCTCCCTCATTGAAGAGGAGGCGAAGCCCTGATGTTCACCGCAAGCAAATCCGCCATGCTCGACGCCCTGAAGCTGGTGGGCCAGATCGTCGAGCGCCGCAACACCATTCCCGTGCTGCAGAACGTGCTGTTCGAACGGCTGGGCACGACCGGCAAGCTGACGGCCCGGGTGACCGACCTCGATATCGAGGCCACCATTCCGTTCGCGGCCAGCATCGACACCGATTTTCGCGGCTTCACCGTGCCCGCGCATCTGCTGATGGAGATCGTCAAGAAGCTGCCCGATGGCGCGGATATCCGCGTCGATGCCGCCGATGCAGAACTTTCCGGCGTCACCCTCAAATCCGGCCGTTCCCGATTCCGTCTTCAGGTTCTGCCGCCGCAGGATTTCCCGTCGCTCGATGCCGGCGAAATGCCGTTCGCCATCGAGGTTTCGGGCGCAGCTCTGGAGCGCGCCATCGGCGCGGTGCGCTTCGCCATTTCCACCGAGGAGACCCGTTATTACCTCAACGGCATCTATCTCCACCCCTCCGAGGGCGGGCTGACGCTGGTCGCGACCGACGGGCACCGCCTATCGAAACGCTTCATCCCGCTCGAAGGCGTACCGCAGGCCATGCCGGGCGTCATCGTGCCGAGGAAAACCGTCGAGGTGCTGATCAAGCACATGCCGAAAGAGGACGTCACGCTGCAGGTTTCCGACGCCAAGATCCGCGTGATGATAGGCGAGATGCTGCTGGTGTCGAAGCTGATCGACGGCACCTTCCCGGATTACCGCCGCGTCATCCCCGCCTGCGAGCGATTCATCGAGGTCGAGGGCAAGGCGCTCTCGGCCGCCATCGATCGCGTCTCGACCGTCTCCACCGGAAACGGCCGCGCCGTAAAGCTCACCTTCGCCGACGGAGTGCTGAGGCTCACGGTCAACAACCCGGACGCCGGCAATGCCGAGGACGAGATCGCCTATGAGGGCGAGGCCAACCTCGAGACCGGCTTCAACGCCAAATACGTCAACGATGCGCTGGCGAACCTCTCGGAACAGACGGTCAACATCTATCTCGGCGAGGCCGGCTCCCCCGCCGTTCTCCGCGCCGATGGCGACCACGCCGAAAACCTGATCGTCCTGATGCCCATGTGCGTTTGAGGAGAGAGTTATGACATTTCAGAAAAAAGTACAGGAATGGATGCTGGTATGCTTCGGGCCCGAGGTCTCGGCCGACAGGCTGGAACGCGCCGACCGCTTCGTCGAAGAAGTTCTGGAGCTGCTTCAATCCGTTGAATACCCGCGCGAGCGCATCGGCGCACTCGAAGATTACGTCTACTCACGACCTGTCGGCGAAAACCATCAGGAACTCGGAGGCGTGATGCTCACCCTCGCAGCCTTCTGCGAAGCCCATGGGCTGTCCATGCAGGTGGCAGGCGAAGACGAGTTGCTCCGCGTATGGGGCAAGGTCGAAAAGATCCGCGAGAAACAGGCAGCAAAACCCCACGGTTCCGCCCTGCCGGTGGCGACGTCCGATCCCCAGAACGGTTACGACATGGACCGCCCGCGCTACAGCGCGCGGCGCATGAAATTCGAACTCGACCGCGTGAGGGAACAGGCCCGACGCGATTTGATGGACGAACTGTCGGGCACCTGTGTCGTGAGCCTTGAAAACAAATTCACGGTCGGCGACCCGGTCGAGAAGTTCACCGGCGACTACCGCGCCCGCGGCGAGGTGCGCGGTATCTTCGCCATGAAACAGGGCGCGCTGCGCTATGTGGTCGAGCACGAGGTCGCCGATGGTGGCGGCAGCTTCTGCCATATCTACAGCGAGGGCCAACTACGGCGGCTGGAACGGGAGGCCTCCGATGCAGGCTGACCAGCCCATCCCCCTCGGCAAAACCGTCGGTTCCGCCCGCGCCCAGTTCATCGCCTCGGTGCGCAAGGCGCTGCGTTCCGTCGAACAGGGCCGCGCCGCCATAGCCGCCATATCCGACATCCGCCAGGCCATCGCCGTGCTCGACCGGAAGTCAACAAGCACCAAGGGAGAGAAGGCATGATTACCGACGTGATCGAGCGCCTGCACGCCAGGATCGAGAAACAGGACAAGATCCTGACCCAACTGCAAGCGCGCAATGCCGAATTTGAAAGAGCAGCCGTATCGGGGCCGGTGGCTTACATGCATCCGACTGGCTCTATCTGGCGGCTGGATAATTACCCCGCAGGGATGGACTTCAGCAAAGACGGGTGGATACCTCTCTACGCCGCACCGCAGCCGGCAGCCATCAAGGTCAAGGCCTTGGAACGGCAGGCGCTTGCAGAGGCGATAGCCGAGCGCCTTCGTCAGATTGAAGCTGAGGGCTGGTCGGCAGAGCATGACGACAGTCATGCGAATGGTGAAATGGCCCGAGCCGCAGCGGCGTATTGCCTCGGACAGCAAGAACTGACGGGCGCAGTTCAGGACGGGAAACGGTTCCTGCCTTGGCGGAAGCTGATTTGGCCATGGTCCAAAGAATGGTGGAAACCAAAAACTCGCCGTGAGGATCTAATCCGCGCGGCAGCCCTTATCATCGCTGAGATCGAACGCCTCGACCGTTCCGCGCTGGAAGGCGGTGGCGCATGATCGACACCACCCTCCCCAAGCTCGCGCTCTCCATCCGCCAGCCCTGGACATGGGCCATCGTCCACGCCGGCAAGCCGGTGGAAAATCGCGACTGGAAGCCCAACAACCCCGGCCTGAAGTTTCGCGGCCGCGTCTGCCTGCATGCATCGGCCGGGATGACGCGGGCCGAATATGCCGACGCCCGCCACTTCATCCTGTCGATCGGCATTCCCAATGTTCCCGCCTTCGAGGAACTCCGTCGCGGCGGCATCGTCGGCGTCACCACCATCATCGATGTGGTGACGACCCATGACAGCGAATGGTTCTTCGGCCCGGTCGGCCTCGTTCTGAAGGACACCCGCCCGGTCGCTTTCATCCAGGTCAAGGGCGCACTCGGCTTCTTCGACTGGCGCCCGCGCATCATCCACGATGCCGAGCGGATTGTCGCCAAACCTGTTTCGCAGGGAGGTCTCTTCGATGTCTGAGACGCTGAATAATCCCTCCGTGAACCGCTATTTCACTGACAAGGCTATGGATTGCATGGACCATGCCCTCGGGCGCCCGGCAGATCCACTCCTGCCCACTTACCGCAACCACTACGCGATAGACGCATCCTGCACTCAGGCCGCGGCATTTGCGGCCTCGCCGCATTGGCAGAAGATGGGCGAGAGAGACGGCATGGCATTCTTCAGTGTCAGTCAGGTAGGGAAAGAGGCTCTTTCCCAATTCCTGCTGGCGCTGGAGCGCCCATGGAAACGCTTCGAGATCTGGTTCGAAGGCTACCCTTCCGTCATCGCCGCACAGTCGCGGGCAAAAGCCCGCTACGATGCATTCCTGAGAGTCAGTGACTTCCGGTGCGACCTGACATTTCGTGACTTCATCAAAACCTCAGCCGTGCGGAGCCTTTAGCCATGGCCGACAATACCAAGATCGAATGGACCGACGCGACATGGAACCCGATCACCGGATGCTCCATCGTCTCTCCCGGCTGCACCAACTGCTACGCCATGAAACTCGCCGGCACCCGCCTGAAGCATCACGAAAGCCGCGCCGGCCTGACGAAGGAATCGAAGGGCGGGCCAGTCTGGACAGGCGAAGTCCGGTTCAACGAGCAATGGCTGACCCAGCCGCTCGAATGGTCGAAACCCCGCATGATCTTCGTCTGCGCCCATGGAGACCTCTTCGCCGAAGGCGTGCCCGACGAATGGATCGACCATGTCTTCGCCATCATGGCGCTCGCCCCGCAGCACACGTTTCAGGTGCTGACCAAGCGGCCGAAGCGGATGCGGGAATATCTGACACGGCCTCGCTGGAGACCAGTCCTTGATTGGGGGCAAGATGAACGTCCAACGTACTTCATCGCTGAAGCGGCTGGAAAACTCGCCATTCGCCTGCCGCGCAACATCAAGGTGCCCGCACACGTCAGAACATTCGGTCAGATCGCTGAGTTCGAAAGAGATATTCGGGATGAACTGCTCTGGCCCCTGCCCAATGTCTGGCTCGGCGTCTCCGTCGAGGACCAGAAGCGCGCCGACGAACGCATCCCGATCCTGCTCGACACACCGGCCGCAATCCGTTGGATCAGCGCGGAGCCGCTGCTTGGGCCTTTGAATGTTGCCGAATATTTTCAGACGATCATCTACAAACCGCAATCGGTTGGATGTTCAGACAGCCTCCTTTTGTCCGTTATCAGGTCAGCGCTCGACTGGGTCGTCGCCGGCGGCGAGAGTGGCCTCGGCGCCCGGCCGATGCATCCGGACTGGGCGAGATCCATCCGAGACCAGTGCGCAGCGGCTGGAGTTCCGTTCCTGTTCAAGCAATGGGGGGCATGGACGTCGATACTGGATCGCGAGGCTGACGATCCGGACTGGCGCGCCGACTACAGCCGCAGCCTCTCCGACGTTCATGAGGACATCCGATGGATTAACCTCCAAGGAGGTACCGGCTTCCGTGGCGAACGCTTCCACGTGATGCGCCGCACCCCAAGAAGTGTCGCCGGCCGCCTTCTCGACGGCGTCGAGCACAACGCATTCCCGGTGACCGGACGATGACGGCCCTGCCCTACATCTATCGCTGGAACCGGCAGGGCCGCAAAGGCCAGCCCTGTGAAGTGCTTGCGCGCGGAACGATGAATTCGTGCTGCGTTCGGTTCGCCGATGGATACACGATGGTCACCAGCCGAAATGCCATCATGAAGAGTAGGGAGGCCGGATGAACACGCCCGCCTTCGTCCGCGCACCCAGGCCAGTCACTGTTGAGCGTCTCGAACGGGCGCTCGATCGACTGGCCGAGGTGATCGTCGATCTTGGTCCGGAAGGAACCCGCCTCCTGCCGATCTATCGACGGCTCGAGAACGAACTCGATTCTCTCCGCGAGACACAGGATCAGCTCGCCGCCGTACATGAACGCGTCAGACGATCGAGGTGTCGAACGGCAGCGAAACCTTGCTGACCTCCTCCAGCCGCAACTTCAGCGACCCGCCCTCCCCGTATTCCGGTCGGTCTACCGTGTGCCCCATCAGAATGCGACGAAGCTCCGAATCTATGCGAGCCTCCTTCATTCGATCTTCGAACGCGTGGCGAAACGAATAGATCGTGTGCCGTCCGCCCGGAGGGAACAGGCCGTTTTCCCGGAAAAACTTGTTCAGCGCCGCGGACAGATTGCTTTCCTTGTCCATGTATTTCGGGAACCCGTGAGGGTGTTTTTTCATGACCGCAAGCGCCAGGCCGGTCAAGGGAACGATGCGAATGGACGATTCCGTCTTGATCTCGCGGGGATCATCCGGATCATCGCGCGGCTCGATCTTCAGGTGGGGAATGTCGTGGTCGAGCACGATGCGATCTGCGGTAAGGTTACAGATTTCGCTTGGCCGGGCACCGATATCGGCCACGACCAGCGCCACGCCGCGCGCCTGATCGTTGAGGCGTTTCAGCTTCCCGGATTTGAGGATTGTGTCTACGATCCATTCATGCGGGAATGACGGTCGCTTGCGCTTCCTCTTTGTCTTCTCACGGAAGCTCATCTTGTCGAACGGATTGCGCCTGTCGGGCTCGCCCATGTGCCGATAGTAGTCCCGGTACAGCACCCGGAGATCGCCGATGCGCCTGTTGCCTGACGAGGCGGAATGCGTCGCAGCACCCTTCTTCGGCGCTATCCTCGCCATCCAGTGATCGTAATAGACACGGGCATCGTCGCGGCTGATGTTGCCGATCGGAAGATCTCCGACAACCTCAATGAAACTATCGACGGAAAGCTGTTTGCCGTTAGTCCAGCGCTTCTTTTGACCGGCGCTCTTTCCAGCCAGCTCATGCGGCACGATCTCGTCCTTGTAAACCGAGAACGCATCACTGAGAAGAACATCTGGCTGGTCGACCATCCCCAGAGTTGCGCGCACAACCGGCAGCGCTGTCTGCGGGCTGCCGATAGCCTCAATCCTCTGCAGGATCGTGTCGATGTCGTCGCGGAGGATTTCTTGCGATGGCCGGTAGAAAAAGCCCAATGCATTAGCCCGCTTCACCGCTGCCTGATACCGTCGCCGCGCGCCGTCCTGTTCCTGCCCGCCGGCCAGAGCGCTCCAGAATTCGTCGTCAGCCATCTCGTAAATGTCGCGCATCGCGCGGGCCCGGGCGAGATCGCTCGTCTTCAGCGAAATCCGGACGTGCTCGCCCCGGTGGTCGGCATCAACCATCTCGGCCGGGACACGCCGCTTGTAGTAATATACCCCCTCACGCCTGGTCAGATACCGGTCCTGATCGACGTGAGATTTCCGAATGCGCCCCAT